TTACTTAATACGTTTTAAAGCAGCAATATCCGTAATGTTTTTACCAGTAGCAGCTTCAACAAAATTTAAATCATTGTTGATGTTTTGTAGATCATTTTTAATTATTTCAATACCTTCGGTGTTTCTGAATACTTGTGTATGTGTAGCATCAAGTTTTTCTTCAATTCGTGACTGACCTTCTTTAAGATCGTTGATATCAGTTTTAATTGTTTTAAGTTCATTTAATATTTGTTGTAGTAATTCATTTTCCATAATAATCATCCTTTCAAATTCAATACAGAAATCTATACTTATATTCTATCATCATATGAGCCTTTAGTCACTTGGAAATTAATCAAAAAAAAGCTACCGAAAAGTAGCTTACCACATCAAACCCTCATTCATAAATGAAAACAGAAGGCAATTTATAAAGATACAAACATCTTTTTCCATCAATCTTCCAAATAGGTTTTTCCTTAGCCATAAATTCAAACTTCTTCATCAAAAAATCCTTAGTAACATAAAAATAGTCTACTAATTCATCTACAGTACAGGCTTTCCTATCTCTTAATACTTCCAATACCATTTGAGTAGGAAGTAAAAAGTCAACAGCCCATCTAAGAGCCACTAATTCCTTTTTATCAATTTCAATTTGTTCACTATAGCGCAGATATCTTCTAGGGGTAATATCTCCCACAGTAGTCATAAAATGCCCTATCTCTTCAGCAAGAATAGTTCTATATAATCTTTCGTTATTTTTTAAAGATTCACTAATTAATATCATAGAGTAATCACCATCGTAAAAATAAAATCCTAGAGCAGATTCAGGAAGAGAAGTGAATTCTTTTATAATATGGTATTTGTGTATAATATTTTCTAACTCAGATGTCTCTATCATGATATAAGCCTCCAATCTAAGAACTCATGTTCGGTATATTGTAGCATATATTACCATGTTTGGGGAAGAGGTGGATTGTTAACGAGGGGAAAAAGGAATAAATTTTAGTGTAGTTACAGTGAGTTATAAATTATTTTTTGCTTAGACATAATATGACAAAATTTACGAGAAAATGGGTATAAAATGTATAGAGATATATTTGGAGGTATGCAAGTTACATAATAACATTTAGTAACATATATTTTGAATTGTAAAATATTTTGTATTTCTATACTATAAAATCATCTTATATAAGTAAATATTATCGAACTTTTAGGGTGGGTGAGCAATCGTTATATACCATTGACTTTTGTTGCATATATAGATAGGAGGAATGATTGATGGAAAAAACATTAGATCGTGATTATGTTTGGGAGTGTGATTATGGTGTAAGAAAGCCGCTTATTCCGGTTCTTGAAATACTTTTAGAGGAGCAAGATGCTACTTCACTTCAAATGATAAATCTGATGGTCAATCAAAACATTTATAATTTAGAGTTCTTTATAGTACTAAGCTATGACCAGCCAGAAGAGGGCCACATTAACAGAATGAAAGAACTTTTTCTAAATGTTGGTGTAAAATATCGACCCGACATAAATTATGATGAGTTATTTAGTGAAATGGCTTACAAAAGGTTTAACACTGCTACACTCGGAACTCCACATATGCTGGAGATGCAATTCAATGCACTGTTTGATTATAAAGAAAGGGATGAAGTTGCAAAAATAATTTCAATGAGACCACTTGGGAAAAAAGTTCCTGTATTTCTGAGCCATACATCAAGAAATAAACCAGAGATAGAAGATTTGATTCCGTATCTTAATGCTGCTAATCTACCAATTTGGTATGATGATATTAACATTGATTATGGTGAATCAATAGTTACAAAAGTACAAGAGGGTATAAAAGAATCTGGCGCTGTAATATTTTGGATTACGAAAGAGTTCATAAAATCCAATTGGTGTCAAATTGAAATGGATGGTTTTTTAACGAGACTTGCCGGAAGAAATGACATTTTAGTATTAGCGGTGGTACATGAAGATGTAGATAAGAATGATTTGCCAGTTTTCTTATCAACTAGAAAATATTTAGCGGTATCTAAACCAGATTCGTTAGAGGCTGCTGCAAAAAAACTTATTCCAACATTGAAAAAGTATTTTAAATCAAAAGGGCTTCTTTAGAGAATACATATATGATTTTCTAGCAAAATTAGTTAGTATAATAGTACATAATAAAAAATAACTTTTGATATAAGTAGTGAAAAAAGAGGAAAACAGTTTTTGAATCTTGGAGAGAGGGTAACGTTATTAATTTTTACAATCGGTGGTTGGATTTGAGAATTTGTCAAATTTTTAAGCAGTATTTAGAGATATGCAATAAATTGATATAATATACAATAGGATGAGTTTTCATAAGGGGTGAGGAGCTTGAAGAAGATTGAAAATGAAATGCCTAGTATTCAGAAATTTAAAAATGAAATAAAGGGAATGAAAATAGTATCTTTTTTAGGAGGAAGAGAAGTTAGAAAACAATTCCAAGATGTTCAAAAGCAATTCAATAATTTACTCATGCAAATAGAACTGTTTAATGAACGATTTTCTGACAAAGGATGGATAGTTTATGATTCAATTAGTTTAACGTTGATTGAGAAAGCTAATCAAGTGTATGATGAGAAAGGAATAGAAGAAGCAGAAAAAGTATTGACTACATATTATTCTACTGAAATAGAAAAAAATTTATTTATGTTAAAGAATTGTGAGGAATTGGCATTACGTTATAATTTAATATTAAGAGCATTCGAAGATCATAAAGAAGGTCGATATCATGCAAGTATCCCTGTGTTTTTGATGATTATAGATGGAGCAGTAAATGATTATACTAAGAGAAAAGGATTTTTTGCAGAGGATACAGATGTCAGTGCATGGGATTGCCTTGTAGGATGTAGTGATGGATTGGCAAAACTAAAAAATATATATTGTCAAAGACGGAAAAAAACGAACATAGAGATGATTGATGTTCCATATAGAAATGGGATATTACATGGAAGAGATTTAAATTATGATAATATACTTGTTTCTAGTAAATGTTTGGTATTGATTTTTGCAATTCACGATTGGATGATGAATAAGAAAAATGAAGAAATTAGAAAAGATAATTTTCAAAAAGATCAAGAGGTACCAACGTGGAATGAACTTGCTAAAAAATTACAGAAAAATAATGAAGATAAAATTACGATAAAAGAGTGGAAACCAAGAAAAGTTATTATTGGAAAGGATATTCCTGAGAGTGGAGAATATGAAGAATATGATAGTTATGATTATGTTAAGAAAGTAATAAAAGTGTTTGAATGCTGGTCTAAGCAAAACTATGGAAGGCTCTCAATTTTACTTAAAGACTTATTTAGATATGAACAGTCTGAAAAAGTAAGACCTAAACTATGTAGAGAACTTTTTCAAAACAAAGCTCTTATCTCGTATAAATTGCTTGAAGTGGAAGAAAGAGCAATATCTTTAAGAAGAGTGCTAATCGAGGTAGAATGGGAGACTAATGGAAAATCGAAAGTTGGAGAATTAGAGTTTGGGTTAGTATACCAAAGAGGTGATGGGCAAGGGCTTATTCCAGATGATGAAAATGGAGATTGGATTATTAAACCATGGAAAGTACAAGCGCTATATCAAATATAATATAAATTTAAATCAAACTAACGAAACAAGTCAAGGGCGTGGTGAAAAACTCAACATTTTAAGCTACAATAAGAATTAGACTTTATCTAGTTCTTATTTTTTATACAAAATATCCTAGGAAATCGACCATAAGTGACAAATTTTACGACAAAATAGGTGTAAAATGTATAAAGATATATTTCGAGGTATGCAAGTTTATAATTATGGATTGTGAAGTATGGATAAAAGTATTATGAAAAAAGTAGAGTAGGGGGAATATTCTTTAAATTAATCTTTAAAAACCTGTTTTAAATTGTAAAATAATCCATATTGTTGTAATATAAAATCATCTTGTATAAGTAAAAATTACCTAACCTTGTTTCGCAAATATTACGATAAAAGGTATAAAAAACGAACTTTCAATGTCGGTAATCAATAGTTAGCTGACATTCAAACTGTGTATTGGAGGTTTTTATGAAGTTTAAAGAAATTTTTCCTAAATATGAAAGTTATAATACTAATGATATGAATATGAATAATTTAGATATGAATTTAGTTAAAGATATCTGTAGTATATTACCAGATGGTATTAAAGAAAGATCAAGAAATTATACAGGACGAGGAAGATTAGCGGTAGATAGTTTGATGGTTGAATTGTGTAATCTTGTATCTAAATATGCATCATCAGAGCGAACTGCTAATTGGGGATGGGATTTTATTCTTAATGACTATTATGAGTATATATATGGATTTAAGAATAAAAAATTTCATAGATTTATGGATTTTGTATCAGAAGCAATTTTCACTATAACTGATAATAGTTCAATTTATGATGTTAATGATATTTTAGAGGAACATAATATTGGATATAGGTTAGTTGATAATAGAGAAAAACCATGGGTATTAGCTGATAGTATTGATATGGCTAATATAGAAGATACAATAGAGTGTTTAGAAGAAATTAGTTCGCAGGCAGTTGAGCATATAAAACAAGCAAAGTCTCAATTAAAGGATATTGATAATATACGAGCAAGAAAAGATGCTATAAGAGATTGCTTATCTGCAACTGAAACAGTAATTAAAAAAATTACTGGAGAAAAATCATATGAGAAAGCAGCTGAATATTTTAGAATTAATGAAAAAGATTGGGGACCTAAATTTATAGTTGGTGATTGTATTAATATTTGGAAGAGATTTCACAATGAATACAAAGACATTAGACATGGGGATGCTTATATATCTGCTTTAACATTTGAAGAAACTATTTATTATATAGATAGAATTTTAGCTTTTGTAAACTATATTGTAAAAAAAGCTGAGATTAATGGACAAGTTAACGCTTGAACATAAGCTAACATGCTATTTGTATACATTCCACTAAAAATATGTGGAACGTCGCAATATAGCAAGCCCGTTAGGTGACATAGTCGCTAGTCGTATACTTATCAGGATTTCCTATGGATATAAAATGGTTAGTAATTATAGCAGAGCATATAAAGAGAGTGTTCAGAATCAAAATGTAATTATTTTGAGTTTTATAATACTGTTGTATATCAAATACCATACATAAGGAAAATAAATTAATGGAGGTGCTGTAAAATGGGATTAATACAATTTATTAGAAATTTCATGATTCTTATTATTTCTTTATTGATATTAATAAATATTTTGGCAATATCTTGTAGCTTTCTAGTAGCTAATGAACTAGTTAAATTGATGCCAGTAAATGTTAATTCGCTAATGGGAATTGCATTAATAACTGTTTTTACATCAATATTTATTTTTGTAATCACAAGCATAGCTTACTTGTTGTGCAAAAATAAAAAGAAGCTTAAAGTGATACTTGATATAAATTATCTTTTTAATTTATATATTTGGGGACTGCTAAGCTTATTTGAAGTTTTTAAACCAGAGATGATAAAAGATAGTATATTGAGTTTAAATGAAATCAAATTTATATCGAAATTTACTTCAGCTGGAGCGGCATGGCTCTTTTTTGTAAATCTAACTAATTATTATTTTTGTTCAATTGTTATTTTCGAACATAAAGTGATAGATAAACTAAAAAAATGTTGGGCTTTCTCTGAGGAAAGCGACAGCATCACCTAACAAAACATTAGCAGACATCTCTTCACTGGGTGTAAGCACCGCCATAGGGTAAAGCTCTAAGGAACCAGTTCAGAGACGTCGCTAATCCGAAATGTTATCAGATAGAATCGTGGGCTTATGTTAATATGGAGGGGTTTAATGGAAAGAAAAGTTGTAATAAAATTTATTATAATATCAGTAACAATAGCTATTATTCTTACTATTGGATATCAAATTTGTAAGCATTTACATGCAAAAAAAATTATCAATGAAATTGATAGTTTAACTGTCTATGACACAGAAACATATAATTCAGAAGAGATAGATGGAAAAATTATTAGCTCTATTGTGGATTTAGAAGACTTAAAGGATAAGATCAATTATTTTGAGGTAAATAATGATATTGCTAAAACCTTATTTCCTAAAGCAAAATACAAACCAAATTTTGTTTTGTGGAAAGGTGAGAAATTAGGGGTTGATAAGTTGAAAAATGGTGATGAAATTAAAATAAGAATCAGCTGTTACGATGGTTTTTTTGCTATTGTGGGAATTGAAGGCTACTATGTATTTGAGGGTGATATAAAAAAAGAGTAGGAAGAAGCTATAAATTTTAGTAAATTTCACGAAGTGATAAGCAAATAGTTTTGCAGTTGCCATATATGTATAATTATTTTATTAATTTTATGGATAGATTGTTAATCCATCTGATAACATAGACTTTTCATTATCGTACTAAAAAGATGTAGGCCGACGTAAAGCCTAAGCACGTTATGGGAAATTAGTTGCTTATGATATGGGGGAAAAATAAAAAATGTTTATCACAAGTTGAAAATAAAAATGATAACAAGAATTATAATGTACTAATGTCATTTCATTTATTCCTTATGCTATTCTTAAATAAGTATGGTTTGGAGTATCATGTAACTTCTAAAAGTAAATTTAAAGATTTAGTAAATAAGACATATTCTAAGATAAAAATAAGAAAGGGTTTATCCGTTTTCTTGACTAGAAATAAAGTGACTAAGGAAGCGAAGTGGATAATAACCAATTTGAAATTATAAAATGCGCTATTAACTTCCCATAACACGCCAGTTAGCGACATGCCTAATTGTTAATAAGCATTGCGCGAGATTTGGATGTGAGTGATTAAGTTATTAAGAGTAGAAGATGAACAAGGCACGATCACGAACTGCGGGAACATTAATATAGATTCCAAACAATTCGAGTGCAACACAATAGTAGGGCGTGGTGAAAAACTAAAATTTCATATAAGATGCAAGTGTTTTAAGCTCTTTAAACAGAATTTTTTTGAGATTAAATAGTAAATTACCATCAATATGATCTGGTTTTAGAGTTTTTCACCAGGCCCAGTAATTGTGTTGCATTGGGTGAAACTCATCAAATAATTGAAAATACAAGGATAGAAGGTGATTTTTATAATCACCTTTTCCTTTTTTACATTTTGAATGCAACATATTATAAAATAGAAGTGTGTTGTGTTTACTATATTTTTATATAGACTCTTAAAACAAGCAGGGCAGGGCAAAAATAAAATAAACACCTAAGAGCAGACATAATCAACATACATCCAATCTCAGGTATTTTTATCTACTCACCCAAAACCTTCCTAGCAACCCCCATACATTTATCAATTTAAAATATTTCAAAAATACTCCCCGTATTATCAACACCAATTCTTCTACATTTGTACTATCATCAACCAAATCATAAATCGTATTTATTTCAATAATATATTCATCATCAGGAGCACCTGGAAATAATTGAATTGGGTCCCATTCATCAATTATGCTTTTTAATTTTTGATAATTTATTTTTGGCATGAAATCACCTCAAAATAGCAAGAAAAATAGTTTTGTTCACAAAATATGGATAATAGGAAGCGGAATTACATTAGTTTAAGGACATAGTTCAATAAATTTAGGTTACAGTTTAAAAAAATGATAGATTATGTTTTTTTATGGTGGATATCCGTTTTCTATTAGAATGTCCACCATGATTTTTTTGTATGGAAATATTTACTCGGGCACCTCAGTTTTGACCATTTCTTAATTCTTATATGTTGAATTGCAGTATGGATGGGCTAATTGTGCATTTTCTACAGTGCCTAATCCACCTTCACTTTTTCGTGTCTTATGATCTATAGTAATTGAATTTTTATGTAGTAAACTGTTGCATATAGCACATCTATTAGCTGTCTTTACACTTTCTACTATGAAAGCTAAAGACTTTCTTTCTTTAGAGAATTTCTTAGCCTTTATTTCTTCCTCGTCTTTTACAGCCTTCTTTAAATAAGCAAATTCCTTACTTTGTATAATTTTATCAATTGTTTGTTCTACATCGTTTTTATTAAGTAAATTTTCCATAATTGCGATATAATAATCTCTAATATGAAGGTATCCATTCTTAGATTGTCTATATTTTCTTACTATCTGTTGCACTAAAAATTCATAATTTAAGAGTATCTCTTCAAAATCTTTTCTTATTTTTATAAAGTTATTAAATTTTTTATTTTCTTCTAAATATATTACGAAGCTCAATACAGCATAATATGATGCAATTTTATGACGACCTCTTAATGAATAAAAATAAACTATCGGATGTAGCCCTAAAGAACTAGGATGTACACTGTTTATTCTAGAAAGTATTTTTTTAGTCCTTTTTAAGCATTTAATAGTTTCATTCCCATTTACATCATCATTAATACTATCTAAATTTTTATCGGATATTTCATTTACTATATTTATCGTTTCATAAACCAATGTCAACCCATCATTAGAAAATATTTTTCCACCTATAGGTAAATCAAGTGTTTTTATTGGTGTTTCATAAATAGGTCTAAATAATAATGTATGTATCTCTGTAGCCAATTTTTGAATTTCATATTGCTTTTCTGTTCCAAATATAGACCAATACTTATGCCCCTTACCACTTCTTATAACTGCTCTAGCTGCTACTCCATTAGCTTTTTTCCTAGATTTTATTAACATTAACTCTGTTGGGTGGATAGGTGCAGCTTGTTGATTTATTTTAAAAAATGATTCTTCAGCTTTTTTAGAATTACCTTCTACCCACTGAACTTGAAGAGCTAAGGCGCCTAAGCCCTTTGCTCTTTCTGCAACATATTTCGATACTTTTTCTGGATACCTATTAGCTATTTTATAATCCTTAAAAGGACCTATTTCTGAGTTTATTATTTCTCTAGTCTTTTCAGCTATTTCCTTTTGCTCTTCTGGTATCTCTCCGCCATAGTATTCCAAAGATATGCTTCCATCCCCATAATCGTTGTTTATCCAACTCGATAAAGCACTTAGTCTATGAGAACCATCTATTACAAAAATATAATTCCCTGAACTTCTCCATAAAATTACTGCTGGAACCAATTCTCCTTCTATAAAACTTTTGATAAGCTCTGCAATTTTATTACCATCCCACTCATTTGTTTCTCGTTGAAAATCGGGTTTTCTTATAGTAGAAAAGAAAAATGACTCATATTCCAAATCTGGTATAGATAATGTTGTTTTATTTCTACCTAAAGCCACTTGAGTTTGGTCTTGAACATCAAAATCCTCTCTTGGAATAAGTGCATCTAAAACTACCTTATTAGCCATACGCCTACCTCCTTATGATTTTATTCATAATCCTATTATGAGATACTAAATATTAAAAAAATTAGTTATTTATGATATGTGTTCACCATATCACATACAAAATTAATAATATGAAGTTTGTATTATAAACATTAAGAACTTGTATAAAATATGGACTAGGTGTATATCAATCACTAATATGCAATGTTGCATGATGAATATAATAACAACTAAAGAAAAATATTCCATAAACATCCCTAAAAAATACTCAAACCTACAGATTTGAGTATCAATAACGATTTATTTCTTCTTCAAAGTCCCATCAGGATTATACTTTTGCTTCAACAACTCAATATACTCTTCAACTTTTGAAATATCTTCCTCAGCTAGTCCACCAATATTTAGATTATGATAAGCTTTGGTTTCTATTTTGATTTCATCATTAGAAGGACTCTTAATATCTGTTCTTCCAAGAAGATAGTCAGTTGATACACTAAAAAACTCTGCAAATTTTTCAATAGAATGTGCATCTGGCATACGTCGATTACTTTCATAATGAGAAATCGAAGCTTTTCCTGTATTAAAGATCTTAGCAAGTTCTTCTTGAGTAAGATTTTTTTCGACTCTTAGTTCTTTTAACCTATCTCCAAAATATTTTCTCATAATGTTCATCACCCATCTTTATTATATAGGAAAAATACGCAAGAGAAACGAAAGTTTCTAAAATGTATATTTTTTTTATCTTTTTGGTAAAATACATATTGACAGTATACAAAAAAGAAACTATAATTTAAGTATACAAAAAAGAAACAAAAGAGGAGGAGTATAATGAGAAATTTAAAGTCACTTAGAGTGAAGCATGATTTAAACCAAAATAAAATCGCACAAAAACTTGGAATATCAGTAGTTTCATACAGAAACAAAGAAAATGAACATACTCAATTTACTTTGAAAGAAGCAAAGAAAATTTCAGAAATATTTAATACTTCTATTGAAGAAATTTTTTTTAAAAATGAAGTATACAAAAAAGAAACAAATGATCAACATTCAGCTTAATTATAGTTTTCCCACTTCAAATAAAACCATTAGGAGGTGAAGTTATTGGCAAGATTACCAGCACTGAAGTTAGCTCAAGTAAAGGGTGAGATCGTTGAAGATGGTGAAGATAGATGGGATTTTGCGACAGCCTCTGTTCGAAAAGCGATTGATAGAAGACATATTGCAGAAAAAAAAGAAAGGAGGGATACAAAGGATGAATAACCTAGTACCAATCGAAATGGAGGGGCAGAGAGTTCTAAGTACAAAACAATTAGCAGATCGCTTTGAAACAGATTCAAAGCAAATAACAAGGAATTTTGAAAGAAACAAAGACAGATACCAAGAAGGGAAACATTATTTTGCATTAACTGGACAAGCTTTAGTAGATTTTAAAGGCTCACGTCAAAATGACGACACCCTTAAATTTGTTTCAGTATTGTACTTATGGACAGAAAGAGGTTGTTTCTATCATGCAAAATCGTTAGGAACAGATAGAGCGTGGGAAGTGTATGACCAATTAGTAGAAACGTATTTCAAAGTAAGAGAGCTTGTGAAACCACAAAGTATAGAAGATTTAATAATTTTACAAGCAGAAAGTATGAAAGAAGTAAAAAGGCAATTAGCTTTAACGAGAGAGGAAGTAGCTACAACAAGAGAAACAATAAAAAACGTAAAAGATACTTTGCTTATGAAGGATGATAATTGGCGAAGGGATATACAAACCATGGTCAATAAGGTTTCTAAAAATTCTATGATGAACTTTCAAGAGACAAAGTCTGAAAGTTACAGATTATTAGAAATGAGAGCACATTGCAATTTAAATGTACGAGTAAAAAATATGAAACAAAGATTGGAAGAGACAGGATCAACAAAGACACAAATCAATAAGGTATGCAAGTTAGATGCAATAGAGAGTGATCCGCGTCTTAAAGAAATCTACTCAAGCATAGTTAAAGAAATGGTTATCAAGTTCGTAGCATAGTACAAACTGGGATTTTCATAAAGTGTAATGAGGTGGTGGTATGAATATTAGAGTTCATTTTCCAAAAACACAAGAGGGGCAAGAATTGTTAAGAGAAAGAATAGCTGAGGTTCATGTGAATATGATAAAAGAGCATATCGAGAAGCAACAAATAGATCAAGAAGAAAAAATTAAAATTTGGGAGGGGGTTAAATCTGAAATCAAAAGACGAGCCAAAGAAGGAGGTGAAAAATAAATGATTAGCGTGGAAACTTTAGAAAGATTGTATGGTGAAGCTGGACTAGTAGCAGTTTGTAGAGATGGTAAGTTTGTAAGATTTGAAAAAAAGTTGGACAAGTAGAAAAAAAGACCTTATCAGATGGCAGTCTGAAAAAGGTCACTAGAAAAATTATAGTTATTAGTATTATAGCAGATTTGCCCAAACGTATTCAAGGGAGGAATGAGCATGGGAAAAACATACAGAATAATCGGAACTAATATGGAAGGTCGTATCGTACAGCATGGAGCGAAAGGTCTTGTAAGGTTAAAGGTTACAAAGAATTACAATCCATTCATGAGAGAAGTATTTGGAATGGAAGAACTAGAAGAAGTGAGTTGTTAATATGGCTGATCTTACAAGTATGTACGAAAGATATGTGGATAGGTTCTTAGATGAAGCAGATAGAAACTGTGAGGAAGTTCTTGAATTGCAAAGTTTCGAAGAGTTTTGTGACGAATATGCAGACTGTCATAGAGAGTATTAGGAGGGGAACATATGCAAGCTAAAGTTTTAGTAAATACATTAAATATGAATCACGACGAGTGGCTTGGTTCAAGAACTAAAGGTATTGGCGGAAGTGATGCAGCGGCAATAGCGGGATTAAATCCTTGGAAATCTCCAATATCGGTTTTCTTGGATAAAACAGGAAAGGCAGATCCAGTAGAAGATAACGAGCGAATGAGAATAGGAAGAGATTTAGAGGATTATGTAGCAAAGAGATTTGAAGAAGCAACAGAAATGAAAGTTAGACGTAGAAATGCGATTTTACAACATCCTAAATATGATTTTATGTTTGCGAATGTTGATAGATTGATTGTAGGGAAAAATGAAGGGTTAGAATGTAAGACTACAAATTCATATGCAAAGAGCGAATGGGAAGAAGGAATACCGCTACATTATGAAATACAGTGTTTGCATTATATGGCAGTAACAGGAGCAGATGCATGGTGGATAGCATGCTTAATCGGAAATGAGAAGTTTGTTTATAAGAGAATCGAGAGAGATGAAAGCGCAATCAATCATCTTATCAATATTGAAAAAGAGTTTTGGGAAGATCATGTTCTTGCCAATGAAATGCCGGCTCCCGATGGATCTAAAGATGCAGATGGTATTTTAAGAGAAATGTATTCAAGTTCTGATCCTGGAACAGTAATAAATCTAGAAGGTTATGAATTTGAACTTAAGATTCAAAGGTTAGATGAAATAAAAGGAATGATCAATAAACTAGAGACTGAGAAAAAACAGATGGAACAAGATATACAACTGCAAATGGGAGAAAATGAAACAGCTTTAATTGGAGATAGAAAGATAACTTGGAAAACTTCAAAGAGTAACAGGTTTGATAGCAAAAGATTTAAGATGGATCATCCTGAGATGTATAAAGACTATATTAACGAAAGCGTAAGTAGAAGATTCTTAATTAAATAGGAGGAGTTAAAAATGGCAAGCGACAGAGCGAAAAATGCTTTAGCAAGTAAAACAAATAGTAACGAGATAAGCGAAAAAAAAGAGCCTAAGACTATGAAAGATTGGATTAAGGTCATGGAGCCTGAGATAAAAAAAGCTCTTCCAAAAGTAATAACACCTGAAAGATTTACGAGAATGGCTTTAACTTCAATAAGTGTAAATCCAAAACTAGCAGAGTGTACACCAAAAAGCTTTATGGGAGCGTTAATGAATGCAGCACAGCTAGGATTAGAGCCAAACACACCACTTGGACAAGCATATTTAATTCCATTTAAAAACAAAGGAATTTTAGAAGTGCAGTTCCAAGTTGGATATAAAGGATTGATAGATTTAGCACACAGAAGTGGAGAATTCGCTTCAATACAGGCACATGCAGTATATAAGAATGATGATTTTGATTATGAATATGGATTAGATCCTAAATTACACCATAAACCAGTCTTAAAAGATAGGGGTAATGTTATAGCATACTATTCGTTTTACAAGCTTAAAAATGGAGGATATGGCTTTGAGGTAGTAAGTAAAGAGGATGTACAAGAACATGCTAAAAAATATTCTCAGAGTTACAACAGCAAATATTCACCATGGACAAATAACTTTGATGAAATGGCAAAGAAAACAATACTAAAAAAGGTATTAAAATATGCACCAATTAAAGTTGAATTCCACAGAGAACTAGCTCAGGATACAACTATCAAAACAGAAATATCAGATGATATGACGGAAGTTGAACCGGAAAATGTATTTATAGAAGCAGATTATGAAGTTGAAGAAGAACATGAACTTCAACATGAAGAAAAGGTTGAAGGCAGGGACAATGAACAAGCAGACCTAACTGGTACACCATTCGAAACCAAATAGGAGGACAAGCTATGAAATATATATCTAGATCAATTAAGCGGGGATATATTCCCCGCAGGTTAAAAAAAGAGCGCAGAATCCGAATCTGCATAGTTATTCTATCATTAGTCTTGACAGTAATTTGTAAATTTATACATGTAAATGTGTTTTATAAGTAGGTGGTGAGATGGCAAATCCACAAACTAAAAATGGTTATACGAAAATTGCACATGAAATATTAGAACAGATTGCACAAGTAAAATTAAACGGTACGCAATTTAGGATTATCATGGTGGTTTGGAGATATACTTACGGATTTAATAGAAAGGATCATGGGTTATCAGAAACATTTATTTCTAAGGCTACAGAAATTCATAAAAAGCAAGTACAACGAGAATTGAAATCTCTTATTGAAATGAATCTAATTCATGTAGTTGAAGAAGCAACTTTTTCATCACCAAGAACGATTGAGTTTAATAAAGACTATGAAAGTTGGGGGGGAACTAAAACGCTACCTCCCAACGAAAAAGATACCCATACAGGTAGCGAATTAGTTACCTCCCCAGGTAGCGAATTAGCTCCCCAAGAAAGATATATTAAATATAATATTAAAGATAATAATGATGATGATATAAGCGCGCAAGGGAAAGAAAAATATGCTGAGGTAAATGCCGACTTTATCCAGCAACAAAATATTGATCAGCTAGATGCCGACTCTAGCGATCAAAAAATCGATTCGAATAATTCTGTCGCCGATATGGATGCCGACTCCATACAACAGAAAACTCCTGTCGCCGATGTAGGTGCCGATCTTACACAACAGGATAAAGAAAATCCAGATGCCGACTCTGGAGAAGAATCGAATCTTAGAAAGCTTGAACAATATTATGCGAAAAAGCTTAGTAGATTTCCTGGAAGTAAGGATCTACAGATCATGCTAGAAGTCTATGAAAAAGGCTATCCAGTTGACTTTGTTATTAAGTGTATAGACTTAGGGTGTAAGCGATATAAAAAAGCAAATAATGGACGGATAGACATAAACAGTTTTAATTACTTCACTTCGCTCATTAAAGACGAGTGGGAAAAAGAAAAAGCTAGAGAAGCAGCAGAGAAAGCAAATCCAAGTGAGCCAGCGGTGGATATTACAAAGCATACGCAAAAGAAGAGCGATTATCCAAAACGCAATTATAGTCAGAAGCAAAATAGGTTCAACAACTTTGAGCAGCGGACATCTAAGTACACCAAGGAAGAGCTAGAAGTTTTGTTTAGGAAAAACAAATCGAATTAAGGGGGAGTAACCATGAAAGATCGTTATGCTATGGAAGTATCGAGCGGAGTAGTAGAACTTGCACAAAAGGGTATGGACTGGAAGAAGTTATTTGCAGAAGCACAAGAGATCTGCGAATTAAATAGACAAGCGATTAAGAAAGAAATTGCAATTCAGCGGTTTGTGGAGAATGTGAAGGGGGATCAAAATTGAATATTTTAATACCGATTTTGAAGAAAGACGAAACTTGGAAGCAACACAAGAAAAAGCTAGTTGAGGAGTATGCAGAACTTCACAATGAGTTGACTAGAACACAGTTTTTAGAAAAAGATGGTGCAGTTGTTGATGAAGAACAAATAGGTAAAGTAGTGGAAGAAGCAATGGATGTTATCCAGGTAGCAGTTGGAATTATATATAAGGCATTAGAAACGCATAGAGAAATAGCAATAAAGAAAATACAAGGACATTTTGTAAAGCTGTTTGATCGAGGCTGGAAATTCATAAAAATTTTAAGGATGGAGGAAGATTGATATAGGAGAATATGACCTAAAAATAGATACCTATAAAATCAATAGTTCTGAGTAGTAATAAATAATATGAATTAATTTAAATAAAAGGGGAAAATTCTATGCGAGACATGAACTATACAAAAAACTACAAGATGGCCAATAAAGGCATGGTATTTGAGCAAGAAGTTAAAATGGCCAATACAGGATATAAAAACCGAGGCATAGCACTCATACAAAAGATCAGTACACCGTGGAAAGTTGTAAGACGAGGAAAACAAATAGTATCAGCCTTTCCAGAAGAAAAAAGTACCTTGGATTTTAGGGGAACGGTAAAAGGTGGAACATCCATATCCTTTGATTGCAAAGAAGTTGAGAAAGAAGATAGAGGCCTTCCACTGAAATATATAGAGCCACATCAAATAGATTACATGAAAGCTGCAGTAACAATGAATGAAGTTACTTTCATTCTCTGCTTTATGAAAACACACAACAAAAGATACTTGATACGAGGAGAGAAAGTTTTACAGTATTGGGATCGATGGCAACAGAACAAAGGGAAAAGAGGTTTTAACTACATACCTGTAGAGACAATGGTTGAGGTGGAACCTAGAAACGGAATTGTTTTGGATTATTTAAGTGGATTGGGGGACGTGAAATGAAGAAAGTATTGAAAGTAATTAATAAAGAAAATGGTGAGTTATTAGAAGATCTGACTTTTGATGGAGGATACAACATTATCTTCACAAATCTATCAGATGGTGGAAATCTTAGACGGATCAGAAAGCTGGATAATGGAAAATTTGGGGACAAGCATTGGATCAAAAATTATCAGTATAGACCAACAGCATTAAGGCTAGTTGATAAATTTAAGGAGCTAAATCACATAGATCCATACAAAATACTTTTCATTGAAGATATGGAATGGGAACCAGGAACAGCTAAGAATCCATGGATTGCAAAAACGAAATTAGCCAATAAAGAAATGCGAGAAATGTTAGGTTATGAATATATATTAGAAATACGAAATTATTACATTGAACGGATGCAAAGAGAGCAGATTGTAGCATTACTTTATCATGAATTACTTCACATAGATAAAGACGGTTCCTTAAAAAATCATGATATTGAAGATTGGGGAAATCTTGTTGCAACCTTAGGAAAGGATTGGGCAACTACCAAAGCAAGAATCAAAGACATTTTGGATGAAGAATTTGAAGTGTGGAATCAATTAGAGCCAGTGGCAAAACAACTAAATATGTTTACAGGCATTAGAATGGTGAGATAATGGCCAGAAAGAAAATTGACTTAGATGATTTGTTTCCTGAGGATATAGAAAAGTATTGTGAAATTGCTAGAAGCTACATGGAACTTACTACGGAAAATTTTCCAGGCGCATTTGAAATAGCGCAACAAGCTTGGGCATTAGCTGATAGATGGAATGATCTCCAAGCTAGTGCATCAAAACTAGCAGCAATGAAAGATGTAACTAAGACGGAGCTTCAAAAGTATTGTTACGGAAAGTATCGACAAATGCAATTAATACATGAACACTGTAGATCTCTTTGGAGAGTTGGAGAAGAGGCAAATAAGTATAACAAGAAATAAAGGGGGAGGCATGATGGGATATAGATCGATAAGGTGTAAAACTTGCGGTAAATCGCCTATAAGCACAGCTTTGATTGTAATAGGAAATATGATTTATTGTCAGCAGTGCTTGAAGAATATAAGCGTGAAGAGTACCGGAGAGCATGGAAGGTATTATACACATTCAGGAGATAGATGTTTTGTGAACTTTGGGAGTGATAGCAGGATTGACATACAAGAATTTGGGGTTGATGAATTAAAAATTGGAAACACAAGATAAGGGGGCGTAAGTAAAACTATGAGAATTATCAGATGTGACAATCTAAAGTGCAAACATTGTAAGAATGGATTTTGCAAATTGAATATATTGTATCTCAATGAGCAAGGCAAGTGCAATGAGAAAAGCAATAGCTAACTTTCAAAAGAGTAGGGAAAGTTGGACATGCAGTAGTGGCATAATAATAAAAACTACTATGAAGGGGTGCAAAATGCACTATGGTAATAAATTTGGAAGAGCTAATGAAAAGACAAGAGAAACAATTTTATGCATTGTGTGATTTTAGTTATCCTGAAGCCACGAAAGTGGCTTTTAGGATAGCCGATAGATGGAATAGGGTAAGAAAAGCTGTTGAGTATCAGAAACAGTGTATTTAGCGTGAACTACTTATCAAAAAAGTTAAAAAGCCAATACTAATTGCTTGAAAGATCTCCTTATCAATATTAAAAGATCTTGAGGCAAAAGTAATTATGATAGTTGAGCATAAAATCCATAACACGAAAAATAATGCCTTAGATTTTATTTTAATAAAGATTTTTTCTCTAAATCTATATTTCTTATTTAACAGAGATAAAGATAAGTTACCTACCATAAAGAAAATCATATATTTTATAAATAAATTTAAGTAACTCAAAAATACCACTCCCTATAAATAATATTCAATAGTTAATATTATATCAAGGGTAGGGATAAATAACAATAACAAACTAAAATGGGAATTAAAGGTCAAATTAGTTCAGGTCTTTGGATTATTTAACGTAAATAGTTATAAATCACAAAGGACTCCTGCTAGAAAGCAAAAGTCCAATATATAGGAGGAGGATATTAAAAGGCGCATATTTTATAGCAATACTTAAAATACAATGAATAATCTGATAATACAATAATAACATGCACTAAGATTGAAATAAATAGGCTTAAAGTATTAAATAGAATTTTAGTATAGGTGCTGGGGATGATATTTTTGCTTCAACACTAAAATAAGACTTAGCAACTATTCGGAAATACAGAATAGTTGCTCTAGGAGGGGTAAGGATGATGGAAGAAAATAAAAAAACTCAAAGATAATACACATGTATTTTCGGATGGTGGTAGGAATGAAGATGTATATGCCGTTCAATGTAGAGCTCAAGTTTGAAGAGTTTTGTAAAAAATATGCTTTAGTAGCAGAAAAAGCAGAGAACGTGATTGAGTGATGAAAGATTTATGTATTTTCTATGCTACTAATATATCTAGTAATTTATCAATCTCTAATAAATCTTGGGGTGTTATATTTTCTGGTTTTTTATTTACGATTGCTTCAAGCCTACTATTAATTTCAGTCAATGGTTTTATATTCTCCATTTGAATACACGCTCCTTATCATTAAGTAAAGTGAAACTTGTATATTCAAATATTAACAAAGATAGATTAAATTATCGTTAAGATAAAAATAAAACTTTGTTAAATTGAGGGGTAGTCTGAAAATGAAAAAAATACTGAAAAGATCTTTTCAGTATTTTAGATAGTTATTATTCCTAATAAATTAAATATGCTTATACCTACTAAAATAATGCCCATACCCATATAGAAGAAAGTCGCTGCAGTATCACCTATAAATCTTCTTAATCTTCTAGCTTTGCGACTTTCCCAATAAAAGGCAGGCTTTTTCAAAGTACAGATGATTGCAAATAGACCTGCTAATAATAATAATATAGAAGTTCCCATTAGTTTTGCTCCTTTCAAATTATAGAATTACCTACAAATTATAGCATGAAATGACAAAAAAAACAATAATAACTAATACTGTGCTGAAAATCCAGATGTAAATATAGAATATTCTGAAACTTGTGATTTTGTAGAATCGATTAAGAAACAAGTTCAATAACACTAACTATAAGGTTTGTATAAATAAAAACGAGAATATGATGAAAACGTTCGGTATTAAAGGGGGACTAAAGATACCGAATCATCATATTCTCGACATAAAGATTGTTACCAAATAATAACGGATTAATACTTCAAAATTCAAAATTACTCTCTACGCTTTTATCATTAGTTAATTAGGGATTTATCTGTGGTATCTAGAAAAAAATTTCTTCAGAAGTAAAGGTATCGTTATCGTACACATCGCAGCAGTAAAAGTAATTGGAAATAAATTTACAGTGATATGTATTGTCATAATATCTACCTCCCCTAATTAACATATGTGAAATCTTTTGTATTTCGAGGTAGAGAGTAACTTTATAGAGATTATTACCAAAAGACTAGAAGCGCATACATAAAGGGGGCAAAATATGAACTGCATAGATAACTATAAGGATTTATGTGCGGATATAGACGTGCATAAATGTATCATAGAGGATATAGAGAATGAATTGATCCAGTTGCAAAAGCTATTATTAAGAGGACCAAAAGAGATCACAGGAATAGATTACTCAAGGGAACCAGGAAGTGGACAGGTTATACATATATCTATGGATAGGATTTTAGATAGAATGAATAGAATAGGAGTAAGGCTGGAAGTGGAAAAGAAAATTTTAGAAAGCAAGTTTGAAACTAGAAAAAAGATAGACGAAGTACTTAAGGGTTTGACTGGATTAGATGCAAAAGTAGCGTATATGAGAGATATACAAGAAAGGTCACTACAGGAAATATCAGATGAATTAGGATATAGTTATAATTGGATAAGTAAGATAAGCAGTAGAATAGGCAAAAACAAGGCAAAACACATTTGACCAATCATGATATGATTATATAAAGAGTAAATCTCACAATTTACTGCTATATCAAAGGAAAAATGGTTGTCCCCCTGATAACCTCAAAAGATCTCTATTCCAAATAAAAACAGTCGAGAAATTGGCTGTTTTTTACGTTGGTATGATTTTCTAATGATAAATAAGAAAATTATACTATTTAAACCATGGAAAAACTATTGTAAAGTAGAATAAAGTCGAATTTTGAAAAAAAGGAGGACTCGAAATGAAAAAAATGAAAAGTTTGGTATCTATTTTACTAGTATTAATGTTAGTTTTGGCAAGCCCTATAAATTCATTAGCAGGATCTAAAAAAGGTGGTTCTAAAAGTAGTAGTTCTAGTAATTCTAAAAGTAAAAGCGTAAGTGTAAAAGGTGAAAGTACAAAATCAGAAAAAAATAATAAGGCAGAAGAAAAACAAGTTAAAACTACTACACAACTAACAACTGAATCTATTGAAGAAGATGAAATAACTGAAAAAGATGAAACAAATGATGGAAAAATCAAACCTCTAAAAGTTGATAAAAACTTAAAAAAAGAATTGAAAAGGTCTATCAAGCAATTAAAAGAAGTAGCTAAAAAATCTTATTCACAAGAAGAACTTGCAAAGTTACAGGAATCAGTAAATGAAATTAAAGCGAATTATCCAGGAATAAAAACAATACCTGTTGAGAATATAATTTCAAAACGTATGAATATGAAATTTGATACACCACCTGTTATCAAAGAAGGAAGAACTTTAATTCCAGTTAGAGCTTTAACTCAAGCTTTTGGTGCACAAGTAAATTGGAATCCAGAAGACAAGATAGTTACCGTTGTTAAAGATGGCGTTGAAATGAGCCTTCAAATAGATAGTAAAGTAGCTTACGTAAATGGTGAAGAAGTACAGTTAGACGTACCTGCAGAAATAATGAATAGTAGAACTGTAGTGCCATTAAGATTCATTGTAGAAAAAATGGGGTTAAAAGTAAAATGGGATGAAGAAAGTGAAACGATAGAAATCACTGATGAAGAAGAAACTATTGATGAAGATAATTTAACAAATCAAGATGATGAGCAAACAGTTGAAGAGTCAGTTTATTCAACAACAAACTAAAAAGTGAAGAAACTAATAGTAATATAAACAAAGATGAAAGGCATCCAAATGGGTGCCTTTTTACTGTGAAAAAGGAGGTGCAATCGATCATGGAAAAACACAGGTGTAAAGTCAAATTCCATAATGGGAAGATTGTATGTGCTAGTGAGATTCTATGTTTAGATTGCCCTGAAAAAGATAAATGTGAGGATATTGATGTTTATATAGATGATAAGTATTGGGGTTCTAAAGACTGCATGAGCCATGATTCATACGAGAGAAGGAATAAGAGGATCAGGCAGAAACGGTGGGGCAAGGATGGATAAAAAGCTTTGTTTTGTCGAACGATTTAAGTAGGAATATAATCATTTTTATCGAATTGAGTAGATAAAGGGGGTTATAGAGATGGATGAAAAGACGGTTATGATAATAAAGAAAATTCTTATGAAACTTGAAAATAGGGAAAGAGAAAGTGAAGACACTATTACAAATAAAAAATGTGGTTAATATATAGAAATAATTTATTGTCGAAACTTGCGAACGATTGATGTAGGAATGGGGTGGAATTATGAATGATGAACAAATAAAAGAAATTACAATTGCAATGATTAATGGCAAGCAACTGTATAGTGGTAATAGCAATGAAGAAACAGCAGAAAAAATTGCTGAATTTATTAATACCTTAAGAGAAAAAACGAACGAGTAAAGAGCCAACCGGCTCTTTTTTCATTCCCAAAACAATACTGCATAGCATCATTTCCTATATCAAATAATAATGTCGAGGTGATGATATGAAACAAATAAAAAATGCAAAAGAACTTTTAGACCCTGAAAAAGGGGCTGTAAAAAAGGCAATTGAACAAGGTAGAGTCAAAGAGATTACAGATTTAAGAGAAAAGAATGATAAGAGAAGATAAGAGAGTGAAAGCTCTCTTTTTTTCATGGGGAAATTATAAGGTAGGTGAGGTGATGTGACAAAGAAGAAAACAGGAAGAAAGCCATTGTGGGAAAAATTAGACATACCTAGTAAATTAGAAGCAGTACAAGGATGGGCTAAACAAGGATCTACAGATGAAGAAATTTGTAAGATGATTGGTATTAGTCATGATACATTTTACAAATGGAAAAGAGAGAAAGCTGAGTTTGCTGAGGCAATAAAAAAGGGGAAGGAGATCTCTAATGGTGAACTTATTAATAGTGCTTTTAAACAAGCTACTGGATATTATTATGTAGAACAGCAACCCATAAAAATAAAGATTGGAAAAGATAAAGAAGAGGTCAAAGTAGTTGAAATTACAAAATATGCAACACCAAATCCAACAATGAATATTTTTATGTTAAAAAATAGATTGCCAGATCAATACAAAGAGAAACAGCATGTTGATGTGAACATTAATAAAAAATTAGAAGATTTTTTCGGAAGTGAATCATAATGATCTTTACAGCACGACAGATTATAGAAAAAAGAAAGCAGTTGTGGGAACAGAACAAAGAAATAGAACTAGATAGAGACTATAGAGAATCTATCGCACAGTATTTGTTGCAAAAAGAAGCAGCGGAACTAAGAAGGGAGATACAAGCACAACCAGAATTATTAATAGAAATGTTCTTCATTGTAGTAGATAAGGAGCAGCGTACAGTTCCATTTTTTCTTAATGAGTTACAATGGAATCTACTAGAGCATATAAAAAAAGCCATAGAGGATTATGCGGCAAGGAAAAGAAACCACCTTAAATTTCTCCTTTTAAAAGGTAGGCAGGGTGGTTTTACTACAGTGATCACAGCCTTACAGTTATCATATGCTATTGTACGAAAGAACTTTGCCGGATATACACTAGCAGATATAGCAGACAATACAGAAGCTATCTTTACAGATAAAGCAAAATTTGTATTAGATAATCTACCAGAAGCAATCAAACCAACTGAGAAGTACAACAATAGAAGAGAACTTCACTTCCTAAAAGAGAATGGGAAAGGACTTAATTCACGTTGGAGGATAGCAACAGCAGGGAATAAAGACGTTGGTCGTTCTAAGACACTTAATTTTTTCCATGGAAGTGAATCAGCATTCTGGGATAATCTTAAATCTATACTTACAGGGCTAGGAGAAGCACTTACAAAGGACAGCATACAGATATTAGAAACTACAGCGAATGGGTATAACGAGTACAAAGAAATGTGGGATGATACAGAAAACACATGGGAAAAGCTGTTTTATGAATGGTGGAGGACACAGGAGTATGAATTAACATTCGAGGATACACAAAAGGAAAAAGACTTCAAGAGACATGTAGAAAATGCAGTAGGAAGTGATAATGTTGAAAATCCAGAATGGTGCTATCAAAGATGCAAATGGTTATTAGAAGTCAAGAATCTCTCATGGGGGCAACTCTATTGGTACTACAATAAATGGAAGGATAAGAAAGAAGACATCAAGCAGGAATACCCATGTACACCAGAAGAAGCTTTCCTTGCAAGTGGAAGTAACTACTTTGATATAGAAGCTGTATCACTTAGAATGTCAGAAGTGAAAGACTATTTCAAAGAGAATGAGCCAAAGACAGGATACTTCGAATTTAATTATGTTCATGAAAAGATAGTAGACAGCAGCATTAAGTGGATAGACGATCCAACAGGATATGTCAAGATATATCAAGGCCCCGAATGGGGTCATTTTTATGTAGGTGGTGGAGACACAGCTGGGGAAGGTAGCGACTGGAATACAGCAGTATTCACAGATAATTATACAAAAGAAGAAGTTGCATCAATAAGGATTCAAACAGACGAGGATCTTTACGCAAGGCAAGCGTATTGTCTTGGAAGGTATTATAACAATGCACTTTTAGGAATAGAAACAAATTTTAGTACCCATCCAGTTAAAGAACTTACAAGGCTAGGATATAAAAACCAATACGTGCGAGAGGAAAGTCCAGATAAATTCTCAGGGCAACTTACAAAGAAATTTGGATTTAATACAAATAAGCAGACAAGACCATTAGCATTATCTATGCTTCGTCAAGAATTTAGAGAGCATCCAGAAAGATTCAGAGACTTAGATTTGCTCGTAGAAATGACAACATTTGTGAAGAATGAGCAGGGAAAAGCTGAAGCTATGATAGGAAAGCATGACGATATGATAATGGCAAGAGCGATCAACTGTTATATTGCTGCACAGCAAAAGGAAGTGCCTAAATTCAAAGCAAAAGAGGAAAGTGAAGTCGAGAAGATCAAGAACGACCTTGTTCGCAAGATCAACAAAGCCAAAAGAAATTCAAAATGGAGATAGGAGGAATGAAAAATGATAGGGATAGAAAAAACAGGCTTCAGAGTAGCATGTGATACGCAGAATTGTCGTAAACCTACAAAGTGGATTGTAGGGAATCTAGCGTTCAAGCATACTTGTATCAATCTTTGTGATGATTGCAAGGCGGAATTAACAAAGCAATTAGCAGGGGATATAACAGCAGCAGAAGAGGAATTAAAAGAAAAGTTGCACGTAGCCGAAGTTAATGAATTAGAAAGACAAAGAGATGAAGCGTTGGCAGCTAACAAGATCACACCGATAGAAAAGAAAATTTTCGATTGCGTGAAGGTAGATGGTAGAATCTCAAAAGCTGATCTTGTTAAATTAGGAGAAGAGCATGGCGTAAAGATAGACGAGAGCATGAAGGTTTCTGAGATTTTCAAGGCATTGGAAGGTGAAACAGAATGAAGGTAGACGCACAATTGATTTTATCATTTGCATTGTTATCAATGGTTATATGGCAACAGCTATATATCTTTTTAAGTGAGAATAGGCACAACCAAGAGAGAAAAGACCTACTCAACCGTCTTATGGCAAAGGATACAAGGGAATATGTAAATATTAGTGGTGGAAGTACAGATAAAAAAGTTATAAATCCAGTTGCAAGGAATATCAAAGAGGATTTGAGAAAACAAGGAATATTAAGACAGGAATAAGACAATGTAGTTGGGAGGGGGTGAAAAAATGTTTGCTAAGTTAAAAGGCATGGCAGAGGGCGTGATTAATGCCTTTACTACTCAAAATGATAGTCCAATTTATAAGGAGGACCTAATTTCTTTTGTTAATGAGCAATTCAAAGAGCGACAAAACGATAAACTGCCGCTAGAGCTGCAATGGCGACTTAACATGGACTTCAATAATGGTAATCAGCACCGCATTATCAACGTGCATAGCAATACGATAGAGGAACGTGCTTTTATGTTCGATCACGAAGTCAGAAAAACATATAACCAAATGTCTCCTATTATAGAAACACGGCTGTCCAAACTAGCAAGAGTACCCCATGCGCTAAAGGTACGCCCTGCTACATCAGATCAAGACGATATTTCTTCTGCGAAGGTATCTACAAAGATACTAGAATCTACTACAAAAGATCAAAAATTCGAAAAACTTCATTTGAAAGCTAATCTTTGGGCAGAGGTTGCCGGTACAGCAGTTTGGAAAATATCGTGGGATAAGAACGCAGGACAAGAATTAGGGCAAATGGAAGGGCAAAATTATTGCGAAGGGGATATTCAAACTGATGTATGTTCGCCATTTGAGATATTTCCAGATTCTGTATTCAACGAACCAGATGAAGTACGGTCATTAATACACGCTAAAGCCTACCACAAGAACGAGATCATGGAACGGTGGAATGTTGAGGTACAGGGGGAAAAAGTTAATGTGTTTACCTTAAAAAAATCGGCAGGAGGTTTAACACAGGGTAGAAATAATGGAATGAGCATAGAAGCAAGTACGAAAAAAGAGAGTGCCTTAGTGCTAGAGTATTGGGAATTACCAACAAAGCAATATCCAAAAGGTAGACTTGTTATTTGTACAGAAAGCGTATTGCTTTACACAGGAGATCTTCCTTATACGAATGATGAAGGAAAGCCGTATCTACCGTTCTTCCCTCAAAAATGTATATTGATTAATAACTGCTACTTCGGAAAAGCCATTGTTGAAAGACTTATTCCAATACAAGAGGAATATAACGCACTTAAAAATAGAAAAGGTGAGTATTTAAGGCGATGTGCTATAGGAATTGTGGTTTACGAAGAAGGAAGCCTTGATGAAGATTTAGTCATGACAGAAGGATTCGCACCAGGAGCCATGATTCCATATGGTAGAGGACACCAACCACCGCAATTCATGAATAACCTACAATTACCTTCGACTTTTGAAACAGAAGAACAGAAGCTATTGAACGATTTTAATAGAATATCGGGGGTTAGTGAAGTTAGTAGGGATTCAAGTACCCCAACAGGAGTATCATCTGGTACAGCACTTTCTCTTTTACAAGAGCAAGACGACACACGTTTGTCGCTTACTGCAAAGCATGTGCAAAATGCAGTAACGGAGATAGGACAAACAATTCTTTATCTTTACAAACAGTTTGTAGAGTTCCCACGAACACTAAGAAATGTAGGTAAAAATAATCTAGTAGAGGTAATGGATTGGGAAGCAAACGATCTAACTTCCTTTGATGTTTACATAGAGGGTGCAAGTCAATTATCAGATACACCTGCGCAAAGGCGGCAAATGGTGTTTGATCTATTGGGTACAGGATTATTTAACGACCCAGAGACAGGACAAATATCAAAAGAGGGCAAGTTAAAAATCTTTGAAATGCTACAAATGGGTAATTGGGAGGACTTTGACGAGGGCAATAATCTTCATAATGAAAAGGCACAGCGAGAAAATCGCTTGATGATACAAGGACAAATGCCACAGGTGAGAGAGTTTGACGATCACATGATTCATATTAGCAAACATAATCAATATCGACTTACAAACGATTATGAAGAAAAACTTGCAGAAAACCCACAGATTGACCAAATATTTGAAGCACATCTTCAGCAGCACTTTATGATGCTTCAACAAAGTTTACCAACGCCACCAATGGAGGGAGAGGAACAAATTGAAAAACCTATGCAGTAAGAAAGAACCTTTATTCCGAATGAACCTACAGTTATTCGCAGAAGGGGAAGCAGGAGAAACAGGTGGGGGAGAATCTTCGGTAGCACCTTCATTTTCAGAAGCTACCAATAACTTTATGGCTTCATTAGAAGCAGGAGAAAGCACAGGAGACACGCAGACAGGAGAAAATGAAAATGTATCACCACAGGACAACGAACCTCCTATAGACCAACAAACGAACAAAAAAGGGCAACAAAACGAACAACAAGAAGATGAATTTGACATATTAGGATTTTTGAATAACATGCACCAAGAGCAACAACAAATTAATCAAAGATTAGAAAATATTCAGAATCCACCGCAACAAGAACCACAGAAAACACCAGAGGAATTAGAAGCCGAAAGAACAGCTTATGCAGAACAACTTGCAGACCTTCAATATACCGACCCTATTGCTTATAGAGAAGCTATTATGCAAGAAGCGAAAGAACAGGCATTAGCAGAGTTCCAAGCGATTAGGCAACAGGAGATTATACAGCAGCAACAACAATATCAAGAACAACAAAAATGGAACAACACTTTTGAGACTTTCAAAAAAGATCATGCAGATGTAGACAAGTATTTGCCTAAAATGATTGAGTTGTTACAGCAAAATCCCCATTATCAACAGGACAAAGACCCCTACAGTTTAGCTTATACTATTGCAAAAACACAGGACACACAAGCAAATACACCGCCTACAACATTAGAGGGCATTATGCAAAGTGACCAGTTTAAACAACAGTTAGCACAAAATCCAGAAGCAAGAAAGTTGATTTTAGAGAGCATGAAGAACAATCAAGCACCGCCAGTAATCGGTGGAGGAACCGGAACGACTTCTGTTACTCCACAAAACAAACCAAAGAGTTTCAAAGAAGCGACAAAAGGTTTCCTAGAATGGGCAAATGCCCAAGAATAGGGAATTTTTTTATATTCAAAACCAAATTTAAAAGGAGGAATCAATTATGGCATTAAGTACAGTAGCAATGATGGATAAGGCATTAAAAGAACATTATTTACCAGTTGTGCAAGATCAAATGGATAACCACTCTGGCCCTATGATCTCTATGATCGAGAAAAATACAGAGGAAGTTGAAGGAAAGAATATTAAAATGGTATTAAAGTATGGTAGAAGTGGTGGTGTTGGTGCTAGTGGAGAAACAGGACCTTTACCTACTGCAAGTCCAAGAAGCTATGAACATGCAGAATGGGGAACAAAGAATATCTTTGGTACAATCGCTATTTCTCAAAAGTTAATTTTAGCTTCAAAAAGCAATAAAGGTTCTTGGGCGAGACAATTATCTACACAGCTAGAGGATACTACAAACGATTGCAAAGACGATTTTTATCGTCAAATTTTTGGTGATGGTACTGGAATCATTACAACAGTTGCGAGTGCTACAAGTGCAAAGACTACAATTCCTGTAACAAACAATATTAAGTTTTTAAGAGAAGGCATGAGAATTGATGTATTAGCATCAGATGGAACACCTAAAGAAGCAGGAAGAAGTATTATCATGAGAGATAAAGCGAACATGTTAATTGGTGTTGCAGGTTCAGCTATGACCCTCGCACAAGGGGATATTATCACAGTAGCAGGGGCATACATGAACGAACTCACAGGAATGAAAGCTATCTTTGATAATGACAAAGACTTATATAAGATTCCACGGTCTGGTGATGCAAAATGGTTCTGTACAAATATTATTGATCTTGCAGTAGAGAATAGTGGAACAATGCAAGAACTAGACGAAATTCGTATGCAAGAAGCAATTGACGAAGCAGATGAAGAAGCGAACAGCAAGATCGACTATATTCAATGTGGTGCAGGAGTGGCGAGAGCGTACCAATATTTGCAACAATCTTTCAAAAGAAATGTTGAGTATATGAACCTCAAAGGCGGCTTCAAAGCTATGTCTTACAATGGTATGCCTCTTAGAAAGGAAACTTATGAAGATGCAAATGTGATGCGTTTCTTAAATCAAAAAGACTTTGGTCTATTCCGTATGAGCGATTGGGATTGGATGTCAGAAGATGGAGCAACCCTTCACAGAGTAGCAGGAACAGCAGGATATGAAGCGACATTGTACTTCTTTGGTGATCTAGGTTGCAGAAAACCAAAAGGACAAACATTAATGAAAGGGATTATAGAACACTAAGAAGCAGGGCAGATTATTCTGCCTTGTTTTTTTATTAAATTTAGGAGTTGAGCAGATGGATAAAATAACAGTATGCAATAAAAGTCCTTATTTTTGTTTGGTTGAAAATCATGTTTTAGGTATACCAGAGAGATTAAAACAAATTGATAAGAGTTATTTTGTAGTTTGGAATAGTAAAAAAGAAAAATTTGAAGTCCATTCAGAAGACAATGTAGGGAGTACCTATTGCTTTACAGTACCTTACAGAGAATTAGATTGTAGAACATTGGAGTATGCAAGAGAAACAAGAATAGAAAGAAGCGATATTGTATTTGTAGAAATTGAGAAACAAGACGAAATTATTGAAAAAGCAGTAAAGAGAGAAAGAGAAAAATTGTTTGATGATATAGGTAGAGAGGTATTTGATAGAGCAATGTTTGAGGAACGATCTACTAAGGAGGTGTAGCCTTGAATGTAGAACAAATCAAAATCCAAGCCGAACGGAATAATGAGGGCATGGCTATAAAAAATCAGTATGTGATAGGTTCGATTAACGAGTGCATCCAAAGTGTTTTACCTAATCAATATGAATCTGCATGTAAGAGGGCAAAGATCACTATTGCAGCTAAGAAAGATACGATCATAGATTTACCAATAGATTTAGTCAAAGTTAAAAAAATGAAACGCGCAAACAGCAAATACGGAAATTTTGAAGTGTTTGATAATCAAATAGAGTTTGAAAATGATGGGATTTTTGATATTAATTACCTTAGAAAGCCAAAAGAGATTACTACCATGACAGAAACACCAGAGATCAATAGTGCGTTTCATTATGCTATCGCTTTATTTGTTGCAGCTAGAGAAAAAAATAGATTATTTGGTTCAGAAGATGTAGAATCACAAAGGCTTATGAGCGAATTTTTGAATGAAGCACAAAATGCGAATGTATCTGTATTAAGTCAAAATGGTACTAGGCGAATAGTAGCAATGCCTTATTGGGGGTAGACATGGGGAAATTACAATCGTATATGGACTTTAAAGGTGGACTAAATGATACATCTTCACCAGAATCGCTACAAGACAATGAATTAATCCAAGCGGATAATATAGACCTTTCAGAGCGTGGTGGTTTTGCCACTAGAAAAGGAACAGCAAAATTGAATCCTGTATCGTTTGGGGCAGATGTTACACAGGCATTTGAGTGGCTTGTTAAAGGAAATTCAAAGATTATAGCTGTAATAAATAAAAGGGTATGTGAAATCCTTTCAGATGGCAAAAAAGTAGAAAAACAATCGGTACAAAGTGACAGAATCGGATATATAGCTATAAAAGAATGGCTTTACTTTTGTGACGGAAACAAATTATACCAATGGGAAGGAAACACTATTACCCCAATAGCACCCTACGATAGTTCAGCGAAAGAAAAAATATCTCTTACAATTTTAGAAAAAGCAAAGAAAAATGGGAACTTTGTCATAAATGTTGGAGGAATTAGAAAGGAAATACCAACAGGAGGGCAAAAGGAAATTATAAAACTTACTATTACAGCAAAGCCAACTGCTACGGATATGGTAACAGTGGTATTAAATAGTAAGGTAGTATTTGTTAATGCTTATGCAAATGAAGAAATTAACACATTAGCCGAAAAGATAAGGGCATTTCCATTTGAGGGATATACCACGAGTGGTACAGGGGCAGAGATCATATTTATTGCTAGAGAAATAGGCGCAAAAGAAAAACATTACTTCAATGGTGGAGATACAAAGGCCACAGGAACTATGGCAGTTACCGCAACAGGAAGCGGAGGAACACCAGAAGATATTGCAGGGATTATAAGAGGTACTGCATTTACAGGGTGGACCGTTACAGGAGAAGGAAAAGGAATTATATTTGAAGCAAATGAAACAGGCACAAAAGAGGATTTTGTATTTGATAGCTTAGATACTGCAATAGTGGTTGAATATACAACTTTACAGCAGGGCAAACCCAATGATTGTGATTTAGACCCAATTAAAAAATGCACTATGTTTGTTCAGCACCCTAAGTCTTTAAGAGTATTCGCATCTGGAAATCCAGACGACCCAACAGCACTTTATTTTTCGGAATATAATGATATGACTTATTTCCAATTTCAAAATAAACTTCATCCTAAGACACCAGAGGGAGCAGTTACAGGACTTACAGTTTTATATAATCACATACTTGTATCATACAATAACTCATGGTGTCATTTAAGCGGTACTGACCCAGACGATATGGTTTGGGAACAGCTACCTATTCCTTATGGGTGCGTATCCAACGATTCTATAGCACTAACACCATTCTCTATTACTTTCTTAGGAAGAGAAGGAATATACCGTATTAGTGCAAGTGTCATCAATCAAGATATTGTTATGATGCAAGGCAAAGAAATGATTAGAAACATTTCAGAGAGTAAGGTTGAAAATACTATAAAGTCTATAAAGGCATTGGAGAAGGCACAGGCGATCTTTTATGATGATAAGTATATACTAGCCTATTGTGATAATGAAACAGGGGTGAACAATAAGGTATTAGTGTACGATTGGAATGTAAAGGCGTTTGTTAAATATACAGGGTGGCAAGTAAATAGCTGGATTAAAAAAGCAGATGGAGAACTTCATTTTGCTTCTAAAAATTATCTTATGAAAACCAATGAAGGATATAGCGATATAGATACAGCTACAGGAGAAAAAAAAGCAATACATGTACTTGTTAAAACTAAAAACTATAGTTTAGGACTTCCATTAAACAAAAAGTTTTTACAGTTCTTGTACCTTGTTTTTAAGCAAGATAATGAATCAAAGATAATCTCTAAAATCAAAGCCATATCAGATTATAAAACGAAAGATATTTACGATACTACAACTTCTGAATTTCTTATATGGGGAAACAGTAAGTGGGGTAGTATATGGGGATATACTGATATTTCAGAAGTTCAAGCAGAAATGAAGCGTATTGCTTCACGATTTCAGATTGTATTCGAAGATCAGACAATAGATAACAAAATTGTTTTATATGGGATAGGTTTTGAATTTAGACCGTTAAAACCTAGAGGGAAGATGATATAAGGAGGTGGGCGATATGAAACCTACAAGAAAATTTACAGCAGATGATGGGGATTTTTCAACAGGACTTAGTGGTCCAGATACGATTGAGATAGACATCGATACAACAAATAAGATGTTTGACTCATTAGCAGTACATGCGAATGGAGAAAAAGGTGGTATCAAAAGAGAAAATCTGAATGAGGATTTAGAAGCCGATATAAAAGCATTAGAGGATAGATCAGATACTAAGGATAAAGAGATTCAAGCATTACAAGAAAAAGACACAGTTCTTCAATTGCAGATTACTTCTAATGATGATGATATAACCACATTACAAGAAAAGGACATAAACCTTCAACGACAAATCGAAAATAATGATATAGACATATCAAATCTTCAAAACAGTAAAGCTGATAAATTAGATACTTATACTAAAACAGAAATTGATGAAAAAGAAACAGGTATTCAAAATCAAATTATATCAAATGATAATGACATAACCACATTACAAGCAAAAGACATTAATCTTCAAAACCAAATAAGAAATAGTAATACTGATATTAGTAATCTCCAAACAGGTAAGAGTGATAAAGCTAACACTTATACACAAGCTAATGTAGATGATTTATTAAGCGCTATCGAAGGTGTGGGGTACACAACAGAAACATTAATGAGTTTGAAAGCGCTTATTAATAATACACAAAATCAATTAAACACACTTAATGACACATTTTCAACAGATGCAGAACGTATTAAAGCTATTAATGATGTGATTAATCAATTTGAAATTGCTGATACAAATATTAATGCCATGCTTAAAAACAAGGCAAATAAAACCGATGTGTATACAAAAAGTGAAACAAACTCAAAAGTATGGGGGGCTGGAAACCTTGCTGACAGGTGTATTACAGGTATTAAGATTGGTTTATTACAAGTAAAGAACGAGAATATTCAAAATGGAGTTATTACTGCTGAAAAACTTGCTGCTACACTATTAGCGAGTATAGAAGATATTGCTATTAACGTAAGATTTGAAAAACTTGAAGATGCTAAATATGAAACTGTTACAAATGATAGTAGTATCTTTAGCTTGAATGGCGAAAAAGGGCAACTTAGCGAATGTAAGATACTAGCGAGGACATATACAAATTTATTTAGGATACAAAACTTACAAGATAGTATGTTAGCTACGTCTGTCGGCACTAATATATCTTTTAAAGAGAATGGTGGAATAAAAAATGGAGAATTTAAAAAAGTAGACGTATTTTCTAATCATGTATATTTTATTGCCGTAGATTGATTAATTGGTACAAACAATAATATAAATAGACTTAGAGCATACTATGGAAGTACTATTCAAGATGATACAACACTAGGTACGATCACTAATATAGGATTATCAACGTATGCTTTATTTACAGCACCAGATACGGATAGAATAAGCGTAATGCTTAGAAATAACGTTGCTGATTCTAATTATTATCATGATAAAAGTATTATTGTAGATTTAACTGAGATAGGAGAAATAGAAACAGATGTAAATATACTTGCAAAAAAATATACGTACATCAACGGCACTAAATCTACAGTTAGTACGAGAATTAAGAGTACAAATAAGAATTTGTTTGATGAGCAAATAGAATTAGGAACTATATCTACAAGCACAGGAGAAAATGCAGAAAGTGAAACTAATATTAGAGGCAAAAATTTTGTAAAAGTTAAAGCAGTTCAATCTTATACTATATCTACGAATACAACTGCAAATATAGATGTCTATTACTACGATTTAAATAGAAATTACATTATAAATAAAGGTGCTTTTTGGGGTACTGAAGCTACCTTTATTCCGAGTGCAAATGGGTATATTCGTATTCGCGTTAGCACATCAGACTTAGAAACAAAAATTCAGATTGAAGAAGGTAGCAAAACAGATTATGTTCAACACGAAGAGACAAAAACATATATAACCCTACCACAACCCCTACAAAGTGTACCGAATGGCACTAAAGATGAAGTTTGTCTTGATACTAAGACTTATACAAAGAAAATTAGTGATGAAAAAATTATAAACTGTAGTTTGAATTTTGAAGGGTTCGTTAATGGTATAGGTACAAATTCAGATTTAGCATATGCTTTCATTCGTGATTGGGGTATTACAAACAATGCAAAACAAGAAACAACTGGTAGTGCAAGAGGTTTTGATGGTACAAATATTTATTCGCATATAAGTGGTAATTTTAATGTGACAACAGGATATTACACAAGACTAGCATCAAATCATTTGTATGTTGTAGTGCCAAAAAACAAATTATCAACAGTAGACTTAGCAGGATTCAATGCATACCTTACAGCAAATCCAATCACGTATACTTATCAGTTAGCAATACCTAGAGTAATAGAAAATGGAGAAGAAGGATTTAGTGTAGATGGAAAACTTTACTCATATGGTGAAGGTACTACAGTAGAAATATCACCTATTGACGATGATTGGGGAAATTTCGTATCTCCTACTATTACTCTTGATATGCCAATTACTAAAGGTGCAACAATACATAGCAACTTCGAAAATATAGTTGACCATGATAAACGTATAACTATTATAGAAAATGTAAAAACAGTAAATGGTCATACCGTAGATAGCGATGTTCCATCCGATGCAAAGTTTACTGATACTATTTATATTCTTCCTAGTTCATTACCTGCAAGTATGATTACAGGACTTCCTACAACTCTTCCTGCAAATGGTGGAAATTCTGCTACAGTAAATGGTCATACAGTATTAACAAATGTTCCAAGTGAAGCTTTATTTACAGATACACAACGATTGATTAGTGATAGTGTTTCATCTACAAGCACAACCACAAGTGCATCATCAAAAGCTGTGAAAACTGCTTATGATAAAGCAAATGATGTTAGAATTAATGTTCATAATAACATAGGGACAGGTACTAACTCACATAGTGAAGGGAATGGTGTTGCTAGTGGAGATTATTCCCATGCGGAAGGAGTAAATACAATAGCATATGGAGGTAGATCCCACGCAGAAGGTCAAGGTACAAAAGCTTTTTCTGATGTTTCTCATGCAGAAGGAATAAACACTATAGCAGGTAATGATTTAATAATGGGTATTGCTTCTCATGCAGAAGGAATGCACACACAAACAAAAGGTTCTTGTAGTCATATAATGGGCCAATATGGATATATAAATGAAATTGGGGCTTGGGGTTTAGCGAATGGTACTAGCAATACAAATCTTGGTTTAGGCGCTAAAATACTTTCAAATGGTAATTTCTATGCAGATGGGACATTTAATTCCACAGGTGCTGATTATGCTGAAATGTTTGAATGGGAAGATGGTAATTTAAATGCTGAAGATAGAGTTGGATATTTTGTAGCATTAGATGGAGAAAAAATAAAAATTGCTAATGAAAGTGACGATTATATTTTAGGTATTGTATCTTGTAATCCTGCTATTTTAGGTGATAATATGTCATTAACATGGAAAAACAAATATATTGCAGATGAATGGGGAAGGATTCAATATCAGGATGTGATTATTCCTGCTATGAAAGATGAAGAAGAAAATATAATATTTCCAGAACATGTAGAAACACAACCCATGGTAAATTCAGAATGGGATAATACTGAGGATTATGAAGAAAGACTTAAACGTAAAGAATGGGATGCCATAGGTATGATGGGTAAATTATTGGTTCGTGATGATGGTACTTGTGTGATAAATGGTTATTGCAAACCTACAGATGGGGGAATCGCAACACCAAGTGAAACAGGGTATAGGGTAATGAAAAGAATAAATGAAAATATTATTTTAGTTTTATTAAGATAAGAAACACCTAGAAGGTGTTATTTTTATGGGAAGAATTAATTTTCTTCTCTTTTAATTTTGGAAGGAGGTAAGTGTAGATGGGATGGTTTTCAAATATTAGTAAGTCGATTAGCAAGGCTGTTTCTAGTAATAGTGGTAGTTCAAACAGGAGTAATTCTTCAAGTAGCAAAAAAAAGAAAAATAATAGTAGCAGTAGTAGTAATGGTAGTTTTAGTGGTGGTCTTGATAAGATAGCTAGTGGATTAAGCAAACTATATGGCGGAGGTAGTAGCAGTAGCGGAAGAAGTTCAAGTAAAAATGTAGGAATTGGTACAGCAGTAGGTACAGCAGTTGGTAATCCCGCGCTAGGTACAGCATTAGGCGGTTTATATGATGCAGCTACTAAAACGCATGATTCATACAATAAAATTAAAAAAAATACATCAGTAGCACCTGTACCACCACCGATAGATTATGAAGCGTTAATGGCTAAAAAACTTGCAGAACAACAAGCGCAGTATCGACAACAATTAAAACAACAAAAAAAAGCGGCACAACAAGCATCGGCATCACAACAAGGACAATTTGATGATTATAAAAGGCAACAAGAAGCCGCAGCTTCAAAACAAAACGAACTCATGAGAACATTAGAAAATCAGCTAAAACAAAGAAATTCTCAAGAAGTATATGACCAAATAATGAAAATGATGCCTAAACGACCAGATACACCTACTATGGCTTATGAAGAAGCTGTGTCAAGATCAAGAAATCAATTAGGCGGACAAATAGATCAAGGAAATAAAAGAGTATTAAGTGCTATGGATAAAGATGCAATCGCCAGAGGGTTCTATGGACAATTACCACAGGATATGGAAAAAAGATATAAGGCCCAAGAATTAGAGGTATCTAAAAATGCAGCTATCAATAACCTTGCTAATAATATGGTGGGTCAATCAAAAGAAGATGCCTTGAACGAGCAGAAAATGTCAATGAGTGAACAATCAGCACAGCTTAACACCCTTTTATCAGCACTTCAACAAAGTGGTGCAATAGATCAAAACAATATAAATAGCCTTATGTCTATGATGAATTACTACGGTGCGAAAGAGGATTCGGCATATAACAAAGGGAGAAACGACAGAAATGATATGGCGAATTACACAGGGTATTACAAGGGTGCGCCTACAATGCAAATGCGAAGTTTTCAGCATGGACTAGACAGAGAAAAGATTGCCGATCAACGTTATTCAGATGAATTAGCATATAACAGGAATTGGAATGAGGACAACAGAGATTATTCCAGAGAACAGGATACATGGAAGCAAGGGGTAACAGAAGCAGGACTTACAGGGCAATACAACGGTCAAAATACAATGGCTAAAGATAGCCTATTATTTAATCAGAACATGGCCAATAAAAATTTTGCTTCCCAAGAAACAGCTAGAAAAGATGCTTCGGCTAGAGGTTGGGCAAATCACAGTTTAAGTCAACAAAGACTTGCTTTATCACAGGCAAAAGAAGCAGCTTCACAAAGAGCAGCCAAAGAATTAGGGGTAGACCCTAAACTTTACAATACTGCATATGACAACGTTGTGAGTTATTTGAAGTCAAGTAATATGACAGGATTAGTGGAAGCTGAACCAGAGGACATTGATAGAATGGCCAGAGAAATGATAAGTAGGATGAAAACGAGCGATGAAGAAAAGCTTTTGCAAGAAAGAGCAATAGCTGAAAAAAATATGCAAGATGGATTAAATAGTATTGGTACTATTCCTATGCTTAATGCCATGAGATAGAAGGGAGTTGATTTGAATGCCACCGTATAGAAACTTAGGACCTACGTTATGGGAAGGATATAAGAATGGTGCTATTAGTCTTGGCGATTTGAATGAACAGCAGAAGAAAGATTTATTTCAATATACCGTATCAGAAGGAAAAATTGATGTAAAAGACTTTACTCTAAAAGCTAGAAGGGATTTTGATTTAGATAATGCTAAAAAACCATTGGAACAACAAAGTTTTATTGATACAAGTTTAATAAATTATAGTGAAGGGGATAGTCAAATGACTTCCCCTTCTTTTAATGAACCTGTCATACAAGAACCGATACAAGTACCTTCATATAGACCAAGCGCTCAACCAATGAATATAGAAATGCCACAAACTACACCTACGATAACTAATATAAATTATGGAAGAACTCCAACAGAAAGAAGTCCTATATTATCAGCTATCAATAATTTCTTTGCAGGGTCACAAAATCCCAATGTACCTAGGGTTGATTCATTCGCAACAGCACCTACAAGTACACCAACATTTAAAAATACACAGCCTGTTATGCAGCCGATAACTACGCCAAGATATGATGTAAAAGGAAATGTTGATTTACAAGCACTATCACAGCAAAACCAATTTAATAAGGTTGCTATGGCAAATTTCAATAATGGTACGCAAAAATTAAATACAATAAATGATAATCCAATCGTAGACTATGTAGATCGTGCAAATGAAGAAGCACAGCAAAATAAGCAAAATTATATTGATAAGCAGTTAGTGGAGTTCGACAATATGGTTAGCACAGGTGATGCTAAAGGAATCGAAGACTGTTTCGGAGTTGATGGTGAATTAATCTTAAATGATAAAAAGGCACATGATCAAGCAAGGAAAGATGCAAGCCAACACGAAGACTATATCCTTAATAGATGGAATATAAATAAAAGAAATAGTGAACAAAGCGGAAAAGTCGGAAAGTTCATGTCAAGATTGCAGCAGACAGGAGCAAGTACGGTCATGGGTGAAGAAGTACCAGAGCATTTACGACCAAGTACAGGGAATAATGTTGCCGATACAGTAGCAAGTGGTGTTGGTGGACTAGGTGGATTATTTACACCAGCAGCAGGGATAGGAACAGCTTCCGATAATATGTATAGCGCAGTAGGAAAAACAGTAAGACCGATAAGTCAAAAAGCAGAAATGGCAATAGGCAATAAAATTTTTCCTAAAGTAGTTGGAGAGTTTGGAGAAAAAGCCATAGAAAAGTTATCTTTAGAAAAATTGATTGATATGTCTAGTATGCATGGTGTAAAAAAAGCAGCATACAAAGCACTATATAAAGGTGTGCCATCTTCAATACATGGTGCTTCTACTCTAGCAACAATTGAAGCATTTGAACAAATGAAAGATGATGTACACATTACACCAGAGAAGGTAAAAGAAATTGGTAAAGCAGGACTTACAGGGGCAATTATGGATACTGCTTTTACATTTGCAGGAGCAGGAATAAAGAGTATATCCAACAAATTTAAAATGGATAAGATCAACAACTTATCAATCAATAGATTTGATAAGCAGGAAATGTTAGATCAAGGTTATGACAAAATAGGTAGCGGAGTATGGGGAAAACGTAGCGTAATAGATGGTAAAATTGTTTTAGATGATATTATTTATGAGGGTGTTTTATACAAAGGTGAGATTATTCCAGTACATAGCCTATCCAATAAACAATTAAAAGAAATTAAATCTACACGACAGAATACGGTTACTAGCTTTAAAGTCGGCACATCAAATATTCCAGATATTGAAATGAATTTAGAAAAGTTAGGATATAAACCTACTGAAAATCCTAATGTATTTGTGCATCCAGAAACAAAGGATATAAAGATTCTAGCAGTAAAAGAGGGTAATAAGTATGTTCCTTATTCACAAGCTAAAAATCAAATGGATATAGAAATAGCTTCTATAGAAGCGAGTGAAGGGGTAAAAATAAACCGTAAAGCACCACATGTTGAGATTACAAGTCCTGCAACGGAAGGCTATAAATTAGCAAGAGAGAAAGACCAATATTTAAAAATGTTCTCTAAAAAGTTTACCGAAAAAGGATATAAAGAAGTGAATAACGGTGTATGGGTAAAAGAAACAAATGGTACTATTGCAGATGTGGTATTTGAATATGCATCAGACAGAAAAGGAGATATACTCCCTATCTTTAAATTAGAAGGAAATCTGTTAAAATATAATCAATCCAAAGGCATGAGAAAAGTTGTAGGGTTTTTAGAAAGTACAAAACAGAAACTTCTAAAAAATATGGGTATAGAAGGTAAAGTGAAAGGTGTTTTAGGTGATGAAATGTATGATATTACAGGGTATTCTCCTAAATACAAAACTGAATTAAGGGTAAATACCATAGAAAAAGCATACAAAGAAAATCCTAAGATCGTCAACAATTTTTATGAGAATGTTTTAAAATTAGAAGCATTGCCGAATGCGGTTACTGAAAAAATATTTGCAGATCAAAAGGTTTTATCTGCATTAGAATCTATAGGTAGCCAATATTCTGGAACGATCATAAAAGGCATGAACCAATTAGCAACATCAATCCACGAATTAGTGCCAGAGATCAAAGAAGTAACACAAAATGATTTGCAAAGATTACAAGAATGGAATAAATCATTAACATTAGGAGAAATATCTCAAATAGATATTGAAAATGCACCAACTATCGCACTTGAAAACTTTATGCAAGATGCAAGTCATGTAGAAATGGAGGAAAAACAAGCACTTTACACAGCAGTAGAAGATGAACTTTACACTAGGACAGGACACAGAATAGATTATGAAAAAGATTATGCGCCATATGAACAGGCTATAAATGATACTATTGCAATATGAAGCAGAAGTAAAATCCAATGCAGAGCAGGAAGCAAGACAGCAGGAAGAAGAATATTACAACCAGTTAGACGAACAATTAGCACAAGAAGAACAGAAAAAGCAAGAAGAAGCATTAAAAGTAAAACAACATGAACAATTTGAAAAAGATCATGCAGAGGTTGAAGGGCATATCCAAGAAGCTATAGGAGATATTGAAAATCAACAAGTTGAGGAATATTATAGATCATTAGAAGAAGCCGAAGGGATTAAGCCACAAGAAAGCGCACAGATACCACAGAGCGGAGAAATTGAATCTAGTAATACAAATGTACCTATTGAAGATAACAAACCACTAGAAACGTCTATAAAAAACGATAGCACAATGACAACAGATGGAAACCAAAATCCAATTAATGAATTTATAGAAGAAATTAATCCAAGTATAGAAGAATCTGCCCCTACAAGCGCACCACAAACCGATACGGAGGTTGAAAGTGGTAAAGAGGTATTAGAGGATACACCAAGCAAAGAACTCACAGACCAAGAAAATAAATTATCAGAATACATTAAAAAGAATAAAATATCTGCTAATCCAGTTACACAAAAGATAGAATTATTGAGAATGGAAATGATAGAAGAACAAGCAGAATATTTAAAAGCTACAGGTAATCAAGGTATAGATCAAGGTTATTTAACAATAGATGAACAAGGTAATGTAATTGATAGAGTAGGTAGAATGTCAAAGAATCCTCCGTGGTATCGTGAATGGTATGGAGAAAAAGGGGTAGCACCAACACCTAACCAATATCTACAACTTGCAGAGAAACATTTAAAAGAAGGTTTTGATGATCATGATGGTTTTGTACCATCAAATGATGAATTTTTAGAATTGGAGGGATTACTCAATGGCTTACGAAGAACACAAGAAAGTGAAAGCGCCTCACCAAAAGAAGGGATTAAGAATGTCAAAGTTGACACCGCAGGAAAGGGAAATGTTGAGGATAATGAAGGAAAAGAAAATCAAGTAGAAAAAACAAAAACACCCTTAAATGAAGAAGAACAAATAAGATCTGAAATAGTAGCTACTTTAAAAGAAAATACAGCGTTTATAAATTTTTTAAAAGCTAATAAACGAGAAGATTTAGAACATAGCTTTGTTAAAAAGGCAATCAAAGATGCTATATTAGATCATCATACAAAACTAATGCGATTGAAAGTATTAGGGAAGATGTTGACTTCTGATTATATTAAAGGTATTAAAGAGACAATATATAATGATATTATAAGTAATATAGAAGGTGGAAAGGAGGTAAGCGAGAATGTATCTAATAACGACATTCCCAAAAAAGGACATGGAGGAACTGCTGTTTCACAAGGACATAGAGGAGATAAAAGAAATGGAGGACACAATAATTCAAAATCTAATGGAAAAGTGTCCAGAACAGATGAAGAAGAACTTCAAGACGCAGATGTTCCGAATGTGGATATACAATCAGATAAGGACAGCAATAAACGTGGAGACACAGATGCTATTCCATCTAATGAAAACGATGAAAGCGGAAACATTCGAGCAGAACATGATGAAACAAAAGATCATTCAGAACGAGACACCAAAGGAAGCGGAAAAGATTCTGAAAGAGATTCCACCAGAGTGGAAGATAGAGAACTAGAAAAAAAGACACCAAAGTATAAAAATTATCAAATTAAAGATAATGATTCAGTATTTACAAGCGGTGGAAAGAAAACAAGATTTAAAGCTAATGCAAAAGCTATTAAAACACTGATTAAAGTTTTAAAAGAGGAAAGAACAGCAACACCAGAAGAACAAAATGTTTTAGCACAATTTAGTGGATGGGGAGCATTACCAGAAGCTTTTGACTATACAGGGTGGGGTTCAAATTTAAAACCAAAACACGCAAATTGGGAAAAAGAATTTTATGAGATTAAAGAGTTATTTGAGCAACTACAAGAATATATCCCTACTAAAGACTATAAAACTCTTTATGACCAGGCAAAAGAAAGTACCATGAACGCACATTTTACTTCACCTACTGTCATTTCAAATATGTATTCTATTTTAGGAAAGTTAGGGTTTAAAAAAGGTAGCATATTAGAACCTTCTATGGGTATTGGTAATTTTTTTGGATTGCTGCCTAAAAATCTTTCTAATAAAACCAGACTTTACGGTGTGGAAATGGAAAGTGTCACAGGCAATATTGCAAAACTTCTTTATCCAAATGCAGATATAAGAATACAAGGATACCAAAAATCAATATTCCCTAATGATTGTTTTGATGTAGCAATAGGAAATGTGCCCTTTGGAGATATACGTGTTCATGACGACAATTATAAGCACCATTATTTAAAAGATAAGATACACAATTATTTCTTTGCAAAGTCTATTGATAAAGTAAAACCTAAAGGCATTATGATGTTTATTACATCAACAGGTACTATGGATTCGCAAGGACAACATTTTAGAGGGTATATGTCAACTAAAGCAAAATTGATTGCAGCCATAAGACTTCCTAATAATGCTTTTAAAAATAATGCAGGAACAGAAGTTACAAGTGACGTTTTAATTTTTCAAAAGTTAGAAGATGGAGAAATACCTAAAAATAAGGATTGGGTAACAACTGATAAAGTAAATGTTAATGGAAAAGAAATAAAGATTAATAAGTATTTCAAAGATAATCCTCACATGGTATTAGGAGAACTCACAGAAGATACATTGTATGGTGGAGATAGAATTGCAGTAGTAGATAAAGAAGGAAACTTTGAAGAAAAATTTAAGGAACTCATTGAAAAACATATTCCAGAAAGTATTATTGATACAAAACAAAGTACACCAAAACCGATTATACTTCCTTTTGAAGAAACAAAAGAAATTAAAGAAGGAGCATACACAAAGAAAGGCAATAGTGTATTCAAAAAAGAGAAAGGAAAGGTTGTTCCTGTAACTACAGACAAAGCACAAATCGCAGCAGTTATTGATATAAAAGAATTAGCTAAAAAAGTTATCAATATGCAGACATTAACAGATGTTACAGAAAAAGACCTAGAATCCAAAAGAAAAGAACTAAAAAAAGTATATGAATCATATGTAAAAAAACATGGACACTTACTAAAACGTGATAGAAAAGTCACGAATGGTAGTGTTTCTTTTAGTGCAAAAACAAGTGTAGAGAAGCTTTTAAAAGGCGATCCCGAACTTTATATCTTTAAAGGCTTAGAATTAGAAAAAATAAAGGATGGGGAGCAGATAGTAACACCTTCTCAAATATTTGATAAAAGAACCTATACACCATACAAAGCTATTGGAAAAGTTGGTAATGCAGCAGATGGATTAGTTGCAAGTCTTAACGATTTAGGTTATGCGGATATTCCTCACATTTCTAAAATTTATGGAAAATCTGAAAAAGAAGTTATAAAAGAATTAGGAAACAAAATTTATAAAAATCCTATTACTGATGAATGGGAAACAGAAGATGAATACCTAAGTGGAAATGTAAAAACAAAGTTAAAAGCAGCAAAAGAAAGGGCAGGACTTGACGAAGAATATGAAAGGAATGTTAAAGCACTTGAAAAAGTACAACCAGAAGATTTACCTATTTCTAAAATTGAAATGAGAATGGGCGAAAGTTGGATTCCTGCTAAGTATCAAAAAGAAGCTATATGCAGCTTATTAGATGTTACTGGATATAACAAAAACAACATAAAACTAGAATACGGTGCTACAGATGCAAAGTGGTCATTAAACCAGAAAGCAGGATTAGACCAAACAGTTGCAATGCAAAAGCTAATAGTGGATGGTAGAGTTAGTGCATTAGAAGTTGTTAGAAAAGCATTAAATAATGGTGATGTAAAAATATATGACAAAATTCACAATGGAGATACCGAAGTAAAAGTATTTAACAAAGCAAAGACAACAGAATTAAGACAAAAAGTAGAAAAAGTATCAGCTTATTTTAAAGAATGGGTAATGAAGAATCCAGAAGCAGCAGCAGAAGTCGCTAAGATTTACAATGAAAAATTTAGAAACTTAGTGCCTAGACAATATGATGGTAGCTTTTTAAAATTTCCAAATATGAATCCTATCTTCCAAAAAGGATTTTATGAACATCAAAGAAATGGTGTGGCGAGAGCAATATTTAATGGCAATACGTTATTTGCACATGCAGTAGGAAGTGGTAAAACATACGAAGAAATTGCAGCAGTTATGGAATATAAAAGATTAGGACTTGCTAGTAAACCTGTAATGGTAGTGCCTAATAATAAATTGGGAGACTACGAGAAAGATTTTAGAGAACTTTACCCAAGTGCTAAAATATTAGCTTTAAGTGAAGATGATTTTAATACACAAAACATCAAGCAAACATTAATACAATCAGCTACGAATGATTGGGATTGTATAATTATTCGTCATTCTAGTTTTACAAAAATTCCAGTAGGTTCAGATACACCACTTTACAAGTAATAGATTATTAATTTCCATAAAATAGAGAAATCAGATACCTTAATCCTAGGAATACTAATTTTGAAAGAACCAAACCCCTAGGAGGCATCTGATATGATTAGTATTTCCAATAATTCAATAAAGCAAACCATACACACATACTTTTTTCAATATCGAACTGTATTTCACAAAAGAAGTTTCGAAATTTTCATTTGGTTAATATCAGGTATTCTTTGTCTTGAAGAAATTCGTTCCATTAAGTTTGTATATGATTATTTTATTTGCAAGTATTCTTGTTGTTCTTTGAACTCTTTCTATTACTTTTTATCATATTTAGATTTTTCACTGAACGACATAATGAATATCACTGTACGCATTTTACTTAATCTTGTACCGGAAAGCTTAAAACAAGATACGATTTTCTTAGCTATTGATGACACTTTGCAACCAAAGTTTGGTCATAAATTTGATTGCTGTGCCAAGCTGTTTGATCACGCTGCAAAAGATAAGAAAAATCGTTATATTCACGGACATTGCTTTGTTTCTTTGGTACTGAATATTCCATTGAAATACAATGATACGATCAAGTATTTGAGTCTTCCAATTGGATACAGACTTTATGATAAAGAAGCAAATAAGCTACATATGGCATCCGATTTAATAAAAACTGTTATGCCTCTCCTAACCAATTATCAAGTAATTCTTTTATGCGATAGCTGGTATACAAAAGGTGTTGTTTTAGAAACGATAAAACAATATGACAATTTGGATCTTATTGGGGCAATACGCTGTGACACAGCCATATACGACTTACCACCTGAGCCTACTGGAAAAAGAGGTAGACCAAAAGAAAAGGGTGATAAACTAAATATTAAAAAATTCACATTTTCAGATGCTGGTGAATATCGTATTGCTACAAAACAGGTAATGACTAATCTCTTCAAAAAACCAATTTATATGACCGCTACAACAAAAGATAAAGAATCCGTTTCAAAAGTAAGAGCATTTATCTGTACAATTAATCCAAAGGATCTACAAATATTTAAGCATAATACTGTACAAAATGTGAAATTTGATCAAACTCAAGATGATCATCTACCACTATGTGCATACAGTTTGCGTTGGAATATAGAAGTGATTTTTTATCAACACAAATTTTTCTGGTCGTTTGGTAATTATATGGTACGTAACAAAGCTGCTATAGAACGGTATGTAAATTTATTAGCAATTACATTCACATTTGTTTCTGTATTGCCGTTTATTAATGAAAGTTTTTCGAAATATCAATTTGAAAGTCCTCAAAAAATAAAACGTACTATTTCCAATGTTTTGACACAGGAATTAATTTTCGAGGGTTTCGCAAATTCACTCAAAAGCACTAAAATTTATTCTGGTGTTGCTAAAGCTATTGCATCTTTTCTTTATGGTAAAGATGTAGCTTAATTTACTTGTAAACTAGTGTTCAGATATACAAAGCACTTTTATTAAGAAACAAATCCATGAACTAGAACAAGCACTTGCAAGTGATGATGATAGTGATTTTAATACAAAACGTCTTGCTAAAAAAGTTGTGGAATTAAGAGACGATTTAGAAGCATTGATGGAAGATAAAAAGTCTTATGACATGCTTACTTTTGAAGAAATAGGATTCGATATGGTGGTAGTTGATGAAGCACACGAATATAAAAACCTTAGTGTAGCGGGTAAATTAGGAAATATAAAAGGTATGCAAGTTTCAGATGCGGCAAAAACTTCTGATATGCTTATGAAGCTTGAATATGTGAAAAACCTTCACAACAATAAACGTGGTGTAATATTCGGTACTGGAACACCTATTTCAAACTCTATGGCAGAACTTTTCATTATGACAAAATATCTAAGACCAGATTTACTAGAAGAAAGAGAAATCGGTCACTTTGATGCATGGGCCAGAACGTTTGCAGATATAGGTGTAAGTATAGAAGTTGCACCAAAAGGCGGCTTTAAAGTAACAGAGCGATTTAAACAATTTAAAAACATTCCAGAATTAATACAGATATTTAGAGAATATGCAGACATTAAATTATCGGATGATTTGGAACTTCCTGTTCCAGAATTAGAGGGTGGAAAACCTATCATCGTCAAATGCAAACCTCACAAAGCACTAGGTAAAATTATGGATGATGTTGACGATGGCTGGGAACAGGCAATAAGAGATAAAACAGTATTGACACTTTTTAATATCGTAAGAGTAGCGCCTATAGATGTACGACTTGTTGATGGTTCATTAAAAGAACATAAGGAATCAAAGGTAAATCAAACAGTTAAAAATGTAAAAAAAGATTATGACGAAACAAAAAAACAAAAAGGTACGCAGATTATATTTTTAAACCGAGGTCGATCTAACATTACAGGATTTGATTTGTATAAAGACTTAATTAACAAATTAGTTAGATCTGGAATACCTAAAGATGAAATAGCCTTAGTACAAGGTGGAATAAGTCCAAATAAATTAAATGATATATATGCAAAAACCAATAAGGGGGAAATTAGAATACTGATTGGTTCTCAAAGCAAATTAGGTACAGGGGTAAATGTGCAAGAGAGATTGTTTGCAACACATGAAATAGATGTACCTTATAGACCTTCTGATATTGAGCAGGGCGAAGGTAGAATGTTAAGACAGGGCAATAAATACTACGATGAATTTAAAAAGCCAGTTAAGATTTATCGTTATGTTACACAAGGCGACGACGAAGCATTTAGTGGTGATGCTTATAGTTGGCAAATTATTGAGCAAAAAAGAAGAAATATTAATAAGATTATGAAGGGCGACCCAAACCTAAGAATATTAGAATCAGATGATGAAGATACAACAGATGCTTCTCTTATGAAAGCTATTGCAACAGGAAATCCCCTATTCCTCGAAAAAATAAAAGTAGAAAAAAATGTAGAAGATATACAGATAGAAAAAAACAGTTTCTTAGAAGACCAATTAACTGCAAAGTATAATATTAAAAATGCAGATGAAAAGATTCATATCTTCAATGAAAAAATTAGAAGTTATGAACAATATGCAAAACCTGTACTTGAAATGTTAGAAAATAAAACTTCCGATGATTTTAACATTGATATTTCTGGAAAATTTTATACAGATAAAAAAGCCGCCCTAAAGGCAATTAAAAAAGCTATTGAAATGCAACGTAAATTACAAAGTGGAGAAGATGTTGTTATAGGAACATATAAAAACTTTAATATCATAGCAAGGATGGATGAAACAGTTTTTGAAAGATATAGAGAAGAAAGCTATTACATTAAAGTTAAAAAATCAAGATTTTCTTCGGAAGCTAAATATTCTCTAAGTGATAAATTCGCAGAATTAGACGATCAAATTGCTTCCATAGATAATACAATCAGAAAATTACCTAAAGAATTTGAAAGTTATAAAGAAAATTTAGAGTTTTATCAAAAGAAAAAATTCGATTCAGAAAAATTATTAGAAGAAGAATTTGAAAAAGAAGATCAGTTCCAAGAAGCAAAAGAAAGACTAGAGGAAATCGACAAGGAGTTAGGCATTGGCGAATTAGATATGGAAGAAGATGCAGCTAAAGAAGAAATTGAAACTAAATCTACAAATAGAAAGAGAGCATTTGCAGAATCTACCGCCGAAAACATAAGACCAAACAATACAAGAACAGAAAAAGCCAAACCTATTAAAGAAACATTAAAAAGTTTATCCAAACACTTTAATATTCCAATGACTACAAAACGATTCGCTATGAATAAAAATAAGGTATCCGCATACTACACAGAGCATAGTGAGAACATTGTGAGTAGACACCGCAATGACGTGAATCCCATAAGCCATGAGTTAGGCCATCATCTTGATAAACAATATGGATTAGCTTCATCAAACAAAGCATTGGTAAAACAAATGATTGAAAACCTTCCAGATGCTTTTAAAGAACAGTATAAAAAACATGAATTACCTGGAGAAGCTATTGCCGAATTTGTTAGAAGATACTTAATTAATCCAGGAGTGGCCAAAGAGTTTGGTGGAGCATTTTTCAATCTATTTGAAACTGCTATAAATCAAAAGGATTTAAAAGCATTAAAACAAGCGCAGAAAGATTTAAAAGAATGGTACAATCAAGACCCTGCAAGTAAAATTGAGTCCACAATGGTAGGACACCATGAAAAGGTGATGCCTACTAAAGAAACATTTAAAAGAGTACTTGAAATGAAGCTATTTGACAATGTAGCACCTTTAAAACATTTTATGGAACAAGCTGAAAAGATAAGTGGTAAAAAAGCTATAGGAAGTAAAAACGCTTATAAATTAGCTTTAAATGCTAAAGGTAGCGATATGATGGCAGCCTTTACCACAACTGAAAAAATGGTTGACCCAAAAGGTAATATTGTTGGAGAATCCTTTGCAAATGTATTAAAGGACATTGATAGGAAGAAAGAGTTTTTACCTTTCAACGGATATATTAAAGCAGTACATTCACTTGATTATATGGCACAAGGTAAAAGAGTTTATACGGATGATATTACAGAGAGCGATATTACGGCAGCTATCGAACATTATGAAAGAGAATACCCACATTTTAAAGCTACAGCCGAAAACCTTTATACATGGTGGGATAAATTCATTGATACATGGTTAGTAGATACTGGCTTACTCGATCAAGGAGCAAGAGAAGTAATGAAAGAAATGTATCCGCACTATGTACCAAACTTTAGGGCATCTTCTTTAAATGAAGCAGAAATGCCTATTTTTTTTGGATACAAAGGTGGATACGCTAATCAGAAAACACCTATCAAGAGAAGCAGTAAAGAAGGTGGTACAGAATACACCTACTACCCAATCGAATCCTTTGTCACTCAAATAGATAAGGTTATAAATACCGTAAAGCGTAGAGAGGTATTGTTGGCCATTACAGACATAGTTAAAAATGTAGAAGGTATGGGGAATTTTCTTCATGAAGTACCTATGAAATATCAAGCTACAAATATGTATATGATCCCCACTAAATACAAAGTTTTTATTAAATTGTTAGATGAAAGAGTAAAATTGCTTTCTAAAACAGAACAACTTCACTACAGTAGATTGTCTTATAAAGATAAGATTGATTTTGCAAAACAGCAAGGTTGGGATGATATTCCAGAGATCATAGATAGTATTATTGATGATTTCATGGTTCAGTTTAGTCCTCAAAAGATCAACTTTGATAAAGAAATGGTAACTGTTATGAACAGAGCAGGGGAGACAGAACACTATGAGGTAACAGACCCGTTATTTTTACGAGCATTACTGAATTTATCACCTAAAGAATTAGGCCCTTGGATGAGCGCCTTTGCACAATTCACAAGACTAAATAAAACCCTCATTACTTCAATGAATCCATTCTTTACATTCGTATCCAATGCCCCTAGAGACTTTTTCCAAGCAGGGGTAATGAGTGATAAAAGAGTTGATAAGTACATTACAGGGTACGCAAAATCCGTAGTTAATATCTTAAAGAAAAGTGCAGAATGGCAACAGTATAAAGCTATGGGTGGCGGTCATTCAAGCAGAATATCAGCAGATAGAAATATGCTTAATGAAACATTAGAAAAGATCATGCCGACTAAATTCAAGGATAAAAAAATGTATCAAAAGTTATTCCATGCTATTAATAAAGCAATAGAAAAAATAGAGTGGGCAAGTGATGCAGTTGAATCAGCACCAAGACTTGCAGAATTTTTAAATAGTGATATTTCCACTTATGATGGCAGGGTAGAAGGATTATACAATGCTAATGATATTACCCTTAACTTTAAGAAAAGAGGAGAGTGGAGTTATCACATAGACCCTGTAATCATGTTCTTTAATGCAGGAATGCAGGAACTTGAAAAAATGTATCGTACAACATTTAAAGAAAAAGATAAAAGGAAAGGTAGATTATTAAAGGCTTTAATGCTTTTAACTTTACCTACAATGATACTTTATTTCTTTAATAAAGATGATGAAGATTATAAGCAGCTATCTCCATACAATAAATACAACTATTGGTGTATCCCCACGGATGGTAGTGAGTTTTTTAAAGTACCAAAACCTAGAGGATTAGGAGATTTATTCAGCAGTTTAGAAGAAGAATTAGCAAAATCTTTTGAGGGTGATGAAAAAGCATTTAAAGATTTTTCAGGTCAGATTGTAAGAAACTGGCTTCCACCACACAGACCAATATTTGCGCCAGAATGGGATGTTGCCACAAATCGTCATTGGGTAGGTGGAGGAAGAAGAATTGTATCACAATCTATGGAGAATAGACCAGACTATTTAGAATATGACAAGGGTACAAGTAGTATTTCAAAAGCCATAGGGAAAGCCACGAATATATCACCTAAAAAAATAAACTATCTCCTAGATCAGCATACAGGGATTATTGGCGATATTGCTCTTCCTGCTACAGCAGAGGGGGAATCTGTAAAAGAAGTATTTAAAAGAAAACTCTTTACAGACAGCTTATATTCTAATGACATTTTAAATGAATTTTACGACAACAAAGGATTGCTTGATGATGCAAATAACGGTTATAAATTTGATGGTGTAAAGAATGAGCATTATGACGAATATTTTAGAAAATATTACAGCAGAACAGCTACAGTACTTTCTAAGTATCGAAAACAGATCAAGAGAATGGAAGATTCAAAAGCAAGTGAAAAAATAAAAGAAAAACAAACAAGAGAAATACAACAAAAGATATTAGACGAAGCAAAAGAGCTTAATGAGAAATATAAAAACTTTAAAAAGAAAAATCAAAGTTAAGGGATCTCTAATGGTCTTTTTTTTATTTGATAAAAACACGAAGGGAGAAATAAAATGAGAAGATTTAAACAGTATACAGTACAAGAATACTTAAAATATTTAAGATCTTTGAAGTTGTCAAGAAAAATTACAGAGGTACATCTTCACCATACATGGAAGCCTACTAAGAAAGGGTACATATCTGCTAAGAATAAGGAGAAGGTAATATGGGGAATGTGGCAGTATCACACGAAGACTTTAAAATGGAGTGATATAGGGCAACATATATCGCTTGCACCAGATGGAACAGTATGGGATGGCAGACCTGTAAACAACATTCCTGCAAGCATTAAAGATCACAATAGCTATGGTATAGCCATTGAAATGATAGGTGACTTTGATACTGGAAGAGAGAAACTAGAAGGAGTACAGCTGGAAACAGTAGTGAAATTGATTAAGGGACTATTTGATATTTTCAAAACAGAAAGATTAATATTCCATAGAGAATATGCAAATAAAACTTGTCCAGGTACAAGTGTAAAAAAGGAAATGATTGTAGAAATGATCAATAACTCCGAAAAAAAGAAAGATTGGAGAGTTGAATCTGGAGAAAAATCATTAAAGGAGCTTGTTCAAAAAGGGGTTGTTAACAGTCCTAACTACTGGAAGAATAAGCTGACTGAACCTATAGAGGTATGGGCAGTGCTTAACATGATCAATAATATTACGAAATAGAAAGTAGGTGCTACTTATGGTATGTGAAAGACACGAAGAAATAGTTCATCGACTAGATAATCATGCAAACAGGATCCGCCAGTTAGAGATTCATGAGGCACAAACAGGTGAGAAAATTACAAGTTTGATAGAAAAATTAGATAATCTAACAAGCTGGATCAAGGCTCTAGTAATGTTGAGTGGTACTACATTGCTAGGTTTTTTTATTTGGTATATACAAAATTTATAGGAGGGAAATGGCATGAAAGAATTTTTAACAAAGCTTAAGTTTGAGTATGTATTTGCATTTGCAGTGCTAATTATTTTAGCAGCTGCATTATTTATTTTCAAAGATAATAATGATGTAGTAAATACGATTATCACCGTATTTGTAAGCAGCATTTCGGCTATTACAGCTTTTTTCTTTACGAAAACACAGATTGAAAATAAGAAAGAAGAAAAACAGTAA